TTAATCAAATCTCCAACAGTATAAATATCTTCTGACTTCATTTTCTCTCCCAGATTTTATATCGGATCATAATCCCCAAGAATACCAGATTTAATAGGTAATTGAATAACAGGGGATAATCACGTTTCGGCCAGATATAGATTATTGTCATAATCTCACCGCCCAACCATGCGGCCAAGAAAAACCAGTTTAATCCTCTGGAATGTCCATCTTTTGCACATTGTATTGCCTGAGGCAATCCACATATTGCAAACAATATGGCACCTAGCCAACCTATAGTTTCCATTATTTACCCTTTGGGTGAGTCCTGATATTATTAAAATCGCCCATAAAATCCTCCACAGTATTAACAATGCAGTGTTTCAGATTAACTGCAAAATACAGCGGAAAAAACAAAATCGTTATTAGGCACAAAACCCACCTCAGATTATGGTTAATTAACCATTTTGCCCAGTTTCTCATATACTCTCCAATAATAACCCCTTTCGGGGTATGTTAGTTAATGACCTTGTTTTGAGGGAACATATACACCCCTGATATTGAATCGGTCGCAAACCGCTTTGAGATATTCGATATTGTCTTCATAGAATGTAAATTCTGCATCACGGAAATTGATCAAATTGAAAAACTTGGCAAGGCCAGCAATTTTGAGGGTTTTGCCAGATACTGTAGAACCCTCTGGACGAGAAATAAGATAATCGGGTTCGCCGAGTACCTCACGGACAAATTGATAATCGGGTTCGTGCATAACACGGGCGGTGGCGATAATAACGAAAGTATTATCGTCCAGCAAATCACGCTTATATTGTTCGGCTAATGGCAACAGAGTATCTTCACCAGCGCGATACTGATTATCGCGCCAGTATTGAAGATCGATTCTCTCACCATTATCGTCGATAATGGTCCGATAACGATGCAGTGAATTAACAATGGTACCGTCCATGTCGTAAATCGAAACCTTATTGATCTTTGCCATTTTGTATCCTATCGGTTGTTTGTTGCTATGTGTGTATTATGGGGGACCAACAGAATTTTGTCAATCAAAAATTTTGTAGGGTGCGTTCAAGGTTTTTGAAGGGGTCGCCTACGTGGGCCGTGGTATAATTTTGGCGCCACAAAGCCCCACAACCTGTAGGGGCTTTAGACGTGGGGCTTGACATGGCCCAAAATTATGTGTTATAATTTTGGCGCCTATATAAGGGTAAACCCTTATATAGTATTCAATATTCTTTTATAACAATATCCTTTTTATTTTCTTGTCTTACTTTGTCCTGCCTTATTTCCGTTTTAATATAATCCTCTGCTTCGTCCAAACTCAGAAAACTATATATAGTTGCCCAAAAGAATCTAAAAAACTTTTGTTGGACTTTATATGAACATTCATATCCAGCCATTTTAACAATACGGTATTTAGCCATTATGTTTTACTCCGACCAACAGGGCATTAAGGGAGGATATTCGTTTGGCGGACAATACCAGCAATCTGGGTGGTCCATTACCAAATCGATTATCTCAAAACCAGTAACGGCTTCTTCAGTAAAAACCCAATCCTGATATTCCAACATTTTATATTGCCTTCCACAATCCGATGATGTTAGCAACCATGAAAAACCCATTCAAAACACCCAGACTCAAATTCCGGGTTTTGATGGCCACCCAGAGCCAGGAAACGCTGCCCACCAAGAAAAGAATGTAACCGATCACAAAAACCTGAAAGGCAACCACAAAGCTACCGATCACGCTTGCCACAGTACCGACCCAGCCAATCATGTCAACCCTTGTATCTACCGAATCTGTAGTTTACCATTGTGTGGCATCGCGTGGTCACAATGCCCATCTGTTTTAGTACACTATACCAACCCTTGCCATGTCCGGGGTCACCGTGTATGGTATAAGCCACCAAGTGCGCCAGTTCGTGGGGGATTGTGTCCACAATCATGTGGTCCGTGTATTGTTCGAACAAGTCCGTTGACAGGTCGATTCGCTGGGGATTGTCTTCAATGAAAGCGCGCCCGGCCGTGGTCTTCAGTCGATTGTTCAAGGTCACTCTGGGAGTGGCCCTTTGGATTGTAGGGTATTGAGCCAAAAACTTGACCCACCACGCCCTGACATGGTATTGCGCCAGGTCTTGAAGTGTTTGCTTGTCCATCCCTAGATTCTCGCGGCCCTACCTGACAGTTTTCTTACAACCCCACAATTTTGTCGGGAATCTGTTGACAGCCCCCAAAATTATGTGGTATAATTTTGGCGCCAACCCCTTGCCATTTTGGCAAGGGGTTGTCAATAGGGGTTTCCCCCTATTGTCAAGCCGACAGCTTGGCCAGGATCTTGGCCAATGCAGTCTTGTTGGCCTTGGTGAGTGAATCAATCTCACCATCCGACAATCCAGCCAGAGTGCCGATCTTCTCGGCAGTCTCATCCTTCTTGACAGGACGCTCGCCAGTTTTGCTGACGTATTCCTTCTTGCGATAAACACCCTCGCGTGACAGCTTGGCCACAACAGAGCGCACGGTTTTCCCTAGGCTCTCGGCGATGGCCTCAACAGCCACGCCTTGAGCGTAATCCGCCAGCATGGAGGCGGTTTGTTCCGGGGTATAATTTACAGTCTTCTCAGCCATGTCAAAATCTCCAAAGTGAAAGATGATTTTAGTGCCTGACACATAACCCTGTCAAGCGTAGGGTTTTTCAAGTGTAAAAACAATCCAGAACCATGGGCTCGCCGTGGTTCACCAGTTCCAGCGATTGACCCTCAAGTGCAGCTTGCTGGAATATCTCCACCCGCACATCGGGCTCATCGTAGTATTCCCATGCCACCTGTCCGGCTTGGTAATGGCCCTCAGCACGAACAACCCACATGCCACCATATTCTGATTCTGGAAACGGTACGGGATGATTGAAGATAAAAACCTTCATACAATTCCTTTCTTGATGCGATGACGCATGTTACCACGCCCAGCAAAAAACAGTCAACACATTAACCCCGAGCCCAGGTCGGGTATTGGCCAGGCCCTTGACAGCCCCCGAAATTATGTGATATAATTTCGGCGCCTATAACCCCACAAACTGTGGGGTCTTTTTTCAATCGTCTTCTGGCATCACCCAGCCTTCAGCCCTGAGCCTGGCCCTGCCTTCTGGGGTGGCTTTCATGTTCAGCATATAACGGTCCAATCCCTCTAATCCCTCGATCAAATCCCCTCGATTGTCAAGGGGAATACCACGAGGCCTAACACCGTGCACGTCTTTGTGGTAGTCACTATAAATAGAGGCCAATTCCTCGGTGTCGTAGTCGTTCCAGTTCATTACCATTCCCCCATCAAGATCATTGCAATTCCGGCAATCAGTGTCGGTACGATCAAGAACCCCAAGAACCAGATCATTTCCATGATAGTGTCATCCTCTTGATTTGAAGGTCAGGGCAGCTGTTGCCCAGTGTGTGTCTGAGATGCTGGGCATCACAGTTAGCATCCCATTCTGTATCATAGTACATTGTGGGTTGTCCGTCAACCAATAACATCCATGCTGTCATACACCCTCCGCCAACTCTTGCAGTTCCCAGTTGATTGGGTCTTCGTTCCAGATCAACTCCACCGCAACCATGTCAAGTTCGAAGGATTCAATGTCTTCTTTTGTCATGTCTGCTGGGTAGTACATTCGTCTCTCCTGTTTGCCTTGCGATGTAATGATTTTAAGCCAGAACACCTGTCACAATCAAGGGGAAATTTAATCCCCTTGATCTTAGTCGGTCATTATTCGATACAGTTGCACGGTGTCCACATCGTGCTCTGTTGCTGCGATTCTGCACGCATCATGCAGTGCCATCCCGCAGGTCTTAGTCAGATAGGTTACCATGGAGATGGCATCCCACAGTCTTACAATTGCTGCGCTTGTCATACTTCCTCCTCTTCGGCAACTTCAACGCATACCATGTTCAGCATGTCGTGCAGTGCTGCCATGTCGTCAAAGTTGCTGGGGTTCTTGTCAAGATGATAACGAACCAGTGCATCAGCATAACGGATCGCCAGGTTTTCCATGTGCTCTCGTGTGTTCATTTCGTTTACCTCTTTGTCTACAGTGAACACAGTATAGCATGGAACTTCACACACAAATTTATTTCCGTACAAATTAGTAGGGTATTTACAATGCTGTAGGTTCCGTGATAGAATAGGACAGGGGCGGTTATTAAACTAGTGAGTTACCTACCCCCGCTGCGCCCACCCGCACGCGGTATTTTTGGAAATTTTCCCAAAAAGCTAGTCAGTCAATACCCCACCCATAGAAAATTTACTATTGTCAACCACCACCCTATGTGCTATAATATATTTTTTGGAGGAAACTATGGACTTGCACAAACTTTTTACATATGACGACGGATTGTTGATAAGCAACAAAACAGGAAAAATTTACTGCAATTTAGACCGTGATGGGTACGTAAGAGTACGCGTCGACGGCAGGGAATATAGAGCACACCGATTAATTTGGGAAATGTTTAATGGGCCGATTCCTAATGAACTGTTGGTAGATCACATAGATGGAGATGTTTTCAATAACAGAATAGAGAACTTGAGACTGGCTACGAGGGGCCAGAACAATGCAAACAGTAGAGCCAAATCAATAAATTCTACAAACTGTAAAGGTGTTACTAAAATCGGCTCCAAATACAGAGCCAGATTGACTCACAACGGCCAAACGGTAAGTCTAGGAACTTTCAACACCTTGGAAGAGGCAAAGAACGCCTACGACCAAATGGCCCTAGAAGTACACGGGACCTTTGCAAAAGTGGACTAAAAAATATGGCTTGAACGTTCTACCCTAAACTGTTATAATTACCCCGGATCGCCAAATTTGGGATCAACAACAAGGAATTGTATGAACTTTTTAAAATGGATCACCAGATCATTTCAACCCCACTACCGTGATGAAATTTATACATACCTAGCACAGAGTTCAGACCTCTGTGATTTAGAACGCAGAATGAACTTCATCCAGCGCCGGGGGTACCTATGAAATTTTTATCAACCTTATGGGACCTTTTAGTAGACTACTCAGAGGAACTGCACAAGTTTCGTACTCGTTACTACAAGTCCCAAATCTTTGATCGCTACTACTGAAAGGATCAATCTTGAAAAACAACATGTTAGACCCATTGTACCAGACCATGATTGGTTTTGAAAACATGCTGAACCGAGCAGCTTCAACCAACTCCTACCCACCGTACAACTTGTACAAAGCCGACGAACACAACTATGTGATTGAAATCGCTGTGAGTGGTTGGAAGAAGAGCGAGTTGGACGTCAGCCTCGCAGGAACCACACTAACTGTGAAAGGTACCAAGGCCAAGGAAGAGGAACGTAATTATCTAGTCCGTGGCTTAGCCCACCGGTCCTGGACTCGTACCTGGACCCTAGAACCAGACATTTCAGTCGAAGATGTGGAACTTGTTGACGGTGTACTCTACATCGAACTGTATGTCAACCCCAAGTCACAAACTCGTAAACTCGATATTAAGTAAGGGAAGTTATGCTACCAGCCGCCCACCCAGCAGAAACTATTCAAATCGATCCTGAAGGATTGGAAATCGCCAACTGCTACCTACAGACTCAGAGCCTAAGCAAGGTTGCTGAGGATTTAGGCATTTCCACAGAGCTGGTAGCAACTCAACTCAACCGCCGTGAGGTCAAAGCCTATATCGATCAGGTCTTCAAAGATGTAGGCTTCAACAACCGCTTCAAAATGCGTAAAGCGATGGATATGTTGATCTCAAAGAAGTTCCAGGAATTGGATGAGGCGGGAGTGGGGAGTTCAAAAGACATTGCAGATCTGCTCGCGTTGAGTCACAAGATGACCATGGAGCAATTGGACCGTGAGATTCAGTTAGAGAAGGTACGTGCCAACAATATTAAAAGCCAGGTCAACGTTCAAATTAACGATGGCGGTTCATCTGGTAGTAACTATGGATCACTGCTAGAGAAACTGTTGAAGAGCAATGCTTAAAATATCACGTCCAGACATTGATTGTTACAATATCACCGACTATCCGGGTGATACCAGATTTATTAAATTGCCCATTGCCAACTATTTAAAGTTGGCCACTGTTAATGGACAACCCATCTACGACAATTTAAACTGTCCGCAAATTGCCCTGATCAATGCTGTCAACTCACCAAACTACCGATTTGTTTGTGCCGCCCTCAGTCGACGGTTAGGCAAGACCTTTATTGCCAACGTGATCGGGCAACTGGTGGTGTTGATCCCAGGTTGTAATGTCCTGATCATGAGTCCCAATTATAACCTGTCGACGATCAGTTTTGACCTACAGCGCGGGTTTATCAAGCAGTTTGACTTGGAAGTAACCAAAGATAACGTAAAAGATAAAGTTATTGAGCTCTCAAACGGCAGTACTATTCGTATGGGTAGCATTACTACTGTGGATAGTAGTGTGGGTCGGAGCTACAACTTGATCATCTTTGATGAGGCTGCACTGGGTGATGGTGGTGAAGAAGCTTTCAATGTTTCACTGCGTCCTACCCTAGACCGTCCTGGATCGAAGGCTATCTTTATTAGTACGCCGCGTGGCAAGTATAACTGGTTTAGTAAGTTTTGGGAGCGTGGGTGGAGTGACCAATACCCTCAGTGGGTGTCGTTACAAGCCGACTACCTCGAAAATGACCGCATGCTGGAGAGCGACGTTGAAGAAGCTCGTCGTAGCATGTCGAAGGCCGAGTTTGAACAGGAGTACATGGCGTCATTCAACGTGTTCGAGGGTCAAATCTACAAGTTCTCTGAAAATCTAATTATGGATTGGGAACGGAGTGAAGGTCAAGAGTTTCTGGGAGGAATAGATCCCGGATACCGTGACCCCACAGCTATGGTAGTAGTTTGTTATGACCCGAAAACTGACACTTTCCATGTAGTTGACGAGTACTTAGAAGCAGAAAAAACTACAGCAGAACATGCCGTAAAATTTCAACAAATTATAGATCGTTGGGATGGTTTACCTGGTGGCTTATTTATCGACTCGGCTGCTGCTCAGTTTGCCGGTGATTTAGCATATGGTTACGATATCTCTACCATCAAAGCTAAAAAGCAGGTACTAGAAGGTATCGCATACGTACAGACCCTAACAGAGCAAAATCGAATCAAAGTGAGTCCGCACTGTGTCAATACCATAGAAATGTTCAATGCTTACCAGTGGGACAATCGTGAGACCCTAACCCGAGAAAAACCGGTTCATAGCAAGGTTTCACACATTGCTGACGCATTACGTTATGCATTGTACACTTATACAATTTGAACCAGTAGTGGTAAACATATACTTTAAAAAATAGGGTCACCAAAAAAGGTTTTGACATGTGGTTCCTTTAATGCTATAATATCCCTAATTTGAGTTGTATTACCAACTTTTTTGCGGGTGGGCCTAATTAACCCTTCATCGTGCCGACACACGGACCGCTACTATCTTGTCGGAGATTTTCATGACTATTGGAATTTATCGTCTGTGCTTTAACGGTACAGACCATTGCTATATTGGCCAGAGCGTTGATATTGAAAGAAGATTTAATCAACACATACTGAGTTTTAGTAAGTGTTCAGCCGTAGCAAAGCTTCAAGAAGCATATAATAAGTATGGAAAACCATATCTTGAAATACTTTGTGTATGCGCCACGTCTGAGTTAGATAAGCTGGAAGAAGAAGCAATTAAGATTTTTGATAGTGTTAATAACGGATTTAACACTATAGCTCTATCTGAGTTAATGCATAATAATAAAGGAATTAGTAATCCTAATTCTAAATATTCAGAAACTCAAATAATAGAAGCAGCCAAATTATTAACTGATACAAAAAATACAGCCAAATACATTTCTAGCATTGTTGGTATACCAGAAACAACAGTAAGAGATATTGCTTGTTTTAATTCACATAACTGGCTACAAGAAGCAGTACCAGAAGTATATGAAAAATTACTGTCAGTAAAAGGATTGCGGTACAGAGCGCAATCACTAGAATACAGAGGAAAGTCATATCCTCCAGTAATATCTCCTTTAAATACTATATACACTATTAAAAATTTACTAAAATTTTGTGAAGAACATTTACTAGACAGGTCTGCCTTACGTAGAGTCTTACAAGGAAAAGCAAAGACACATAAAGGTTGGAGACTTCTACCAAATGGCTAAGAATACGAACAAAAGAATTCCTGTCAAATGGATTAGAGATAGAGCAAAAAGTGCTTATGATAAGAAAGAGTCCTGCTATATTTGTGGGACTAATCAAGACTTAGAGCTACATCATACGCATTCAGTGACACTGCTTTTAGAGCGTTGGATTGAAAAAACTGGTCGTGACTTCTCTAGTGATGAAGCCGTCTTGGCCAACCGAGACGAGTTTATCGAACACCACCACAAGGAAATATATGAAGATGTTTACACACTGTGTAACCGTCATCATATAGCCTTGCACGGAGTGTACGGTAAAGCACCACCACTTTCCACTGCCTTGAAACAGAACCACTGGATAGAAACTCAAAAGGCTAAGACCTTATTACCTCGTGACGAAAAGCCAAAGGTGACAGGTAGTTTTAGCGATTTTTATTGAGGTGAATATGGGCTGGATAAAAGATGCTAGAGCCTGGGTGGTAGAGAAAATGAATCCTGCCCAGTATGTTATCAGTCGTGAAGAGGGTAACACAATCAGTGGTGATCACATCATTACTTACCTTCAGGCTTTTAACAAGTTGGAAACTGTTAACCGTGGCACTAACATGATAGTTAGTGCTTGCAGCAGTTTAGACTTCGATGTTAAGGACAGTAAGGCAGACGCCGTCATCAGCGGTGTTCGTCAAAAGACCCTGAGTAAGTTGTTGAACTATACTCCTAATCCGTATCAGAGTGCAGTAGATTTTCGTACCAACATATTTACTGACTTTATATTGGACGGTAACATATTTATCTACTGGGACGGTGCTTACATGTATCACCTTCCAGCAAATCGGGTAGTAATTGAAACAGACCCTAAAACTTTTATAAGAGGATACACTTATAACAATGAGGTCAAGTTCAAACCAGACGAAGTCATTCACATCAAAGATTTGAGCAGTGACTCAATCTACCGCGGTACTAGCCGGTTAGTCTCAGCCGACCGCAACATCAAGATCATGTATAAGATGCAGACGTTTCAAGAACAATTCTTTGAAAACGGTGCTGTAATGGGACTGATCTTGACCAGTGAGAATACTCTCTCACAACAGGCCAAAGAACGAACAATTCAAAATTGGAAAACTCAGTATTCACCCAAGAACGGTGCCAAAAAGCCCATGATCTTAGACAGTGGATTAAAGCCCTGGGGCGAGTTCTCCGACTCATTCAAAGAAATGGATTTTGATACCAGTCTCAAAACCCATGATACCAAGGTGTTGAAGAGCCTTGGTGTGCCCCCTATACTATTAGACGGTGGCAACAACGCTAACATAGCACCCAACCTACGACTGTTCTATTTAGAAACAGTAATACCTATTGTAAACAAGTACGTTAGTGCAATGGAAAGATTTTTCGGATACGATGTTCAGGCAGTGACTAGCAACGTTTCCGCACTGCAGCCAGAATTGAAAGATGTGGCTGCTTACTATACTACTCTGGTCAATGGTGGGGTATTAAGTCCCAACGAGGCCCGTGTAGAACTACGTTATGAAGAAAAACCAGGTCACAGTGACCTGCGAGTACCAGCAAATATTGCTGGTAGTGCAAGTAATCCTAGCGTGGGAGGAGCGCCTAAAAAGCCTCCGCAAAATTGAGGTAAGGAGCCTATGAAAGATAAAGTACTACATTTAAATAGTGCTTTTTCCATCAAAGCTGCAGACAGTGCCGAAGGTTCAATCCATATCGAAGGGTACGCAAGTACAGTTGATGTGGATCGTCACGGTGATGTTGTTCCCAGTTCAGTCTGGGAAAAAGGAATGCAGAACTACCTGAAAAATCCAGTTATTCTAGCTTACCACGATCACAGTAATCCGATCGGACGTATGACAGAACATAAATCGGATAATAAAGGTTTGTGGATTAAAGCAAGAATTTCAACGGCTGCTAAGCAGTTCCAACTTATAAAAGATGGAATCTTAACAGCTTTCTCTATCGGCTTCAGGGTGTTGGATGCTGAGTATAACTCAGCGGCTGAAGTGTTTCTAATCAAGGACTTGGAATTGGTGGAAATTTCCGTCGTTTCAGTGCCTGCAAATCAAAATACTCTTTTTGATCTAAGTAAAGCATTTGATAGTGCTGAAGATTACAAGCGTTATAAAGAGCAATTTGCAACTCAAGGCCAATCAGCTAAAGGGCTAGAGTGTTCTACGGAAGCAGATCGCGATGTTAAAAAGGAATGGAATATGAATCCAGAAGAAATCAAGCAAATGCTTGCCCAAGCCGCTCGTGAAGCTGCCGAACAAGCTACCAAGGCTATTGAAGCCCGTCAACAAGCCGAGGTACAAGCCAAGGCACAAGAAACAGCCCGTCAGGCTGAAATTGAAAGCCGTGTTAAGGCTGCTGTACAAGCTCAGATCGAAGTTGGTCAGAGTGGTTCAGAAAAGCTACTAGCTGAAGTCGAAAAGCGCCTACAACAAGAGCGTGACAGCAACAAGAGTGCTTTAGAAGGTCTAGAAGCCGCTCTAAAGGAAAAGGCTACTGAACTAGAAGCCATCCAGAAGAGCAAGATGACATTTGCTGACAACAAGTCTGGCGAAATGTCTTATCAAGACAAGGAAAAGGCCGTATTGTTAGCCAAGATGGCTGGCAAGAGCATTGAGACCACTCGTTTTGGTGGCCAAATGGTACAAAAGTACGGTGCTCACGTTCCTTCAGCCACATGGGAAACCGAAGTATCCCTAACAATGGAAAACGAAGTACGTCGTCGTCTAGTTGTTGCTCCTACCCTACGTGGTATCAACATGCAGACCAATGTAATGAAGATTCCTCTAAATCCAGAAGCAGGTGTAGCATCTTGGGTTCAGAATGCTCAGTTTGGCACAGCCAATAGTGCTGGTAATAATGCTACTCACACACTAAAAGAAATCACTTTGAGTGCATACAAGGTTGCTACAAATGAGTATGTCGCCTTTGAAGAAGAAGAAGACGCTCTATTGGCAATCATGCCTGTTATCCGTGACGCCATGGTTCGCCGTGTTGCTCGCGCTGTTGACCGTGCTATGCTACGTGGTGCTGGTGCTGGTGCTGATCCTGTTAAGGGTCTTTCTACTTATGACGCCTCTAGCGCCGTAACACTAGATATCAGCGATGCTGCCAAGCTAACCGTTACTTCACTACGTAGTCTACGTCGTGACCTAGGTGCCTGGGGTCTAGATCCTGCTGAAGTTATCTATGTTGTTTCTACAGAAGGTTACTATGACCTACTAGAAGACACCAGCTTCATGACAATGGACAAGGTTGGTACAAGTGCTACTATCCTAACTGGTCAAATTGGAACTGTTGCCAATTCACCAGTATTGGTAAGTGCTGAGTTCGAAGACAAGGCTGCTGGTGCTGTTGGCGCCGTTGCCTATGCTCCTATGAACTTCCTAGTTGGAAATCAGCGTGGTCTACGTGTTGACACACAAGACCTAGTTGAAACACAACGTCGTGTAATGGTTGCTTCACTACGCACCGGCATGACACAAGTTACAACAAATAACGGAGACGGCGTAAGCGCCCTACGTTACGTAGCTTAATCATAAAACTGGGGACTGAAAGGTCCCCGGTTTTTCCAAAGAGTTGACTTCAGCTCTTTGGAAAAACCAAGGAGATGGTATGGGAACTAGTTTAATTACTCTGGCTGAGTACAAAGCCTATCAGGGTATTAGTAGCCCTTCACAAGACGCCGAAATAGCCACAACAATACCAAAAGTCAGCGAGTTTGTTAAAAATATTTGCCGTCGCACTTTTATAGACTGGGTAGACGAAACCAAGACAGAAATGTTTGGTGGTGGTAGCGAGTTTATACTAGCAGAAACACCAGTGATTCAAATACAGAGTGTTGAAGTCAGTACAAATTATGGTCAGAGTTACACTGAACTGAGTGAGTTTAGTGGCTGGGTATTGGATGTAAAGAACCAACAAATACTTCCACTCAACCCTTTGAAGTACTTTCCAGATTATATCAATGGTTATAAGGTAAACTACACCGCTGGATTTGAAGTTATACCAGAAGACTTAAAGCTAGCTGTACTAGATTTGGTAACCTACTACATGAAGCATGAAGGTGCAGTTCACAGCAGTGTTGCAGTGAGTAGTGGAAATGCACAAGTTCAGTACTTGAGTCAGACAAATCTACCAACACATATTAAACGAGTGTTGGATCTATACGTAATGAATTACAACTGATATGGATTCCCTAAGATATAGAAGGCTCCATGCTAGAAGAATTCCAGACTTAATGATGGGTTCAATTTTAAATGGTATGAAGAGAAAAGCCAGAGAATTGGCACTAAGAGCAAAAGTTTCAGTTGCTGATTCTAAAACTAAATTTAATGATGTTTTACGAGCTAATTCACCTAGCATATATTTAGTAGACCCACAGTTGATAGCTACTACTATTATTTCTGCTTTATTTAGTAACGACGGAAATAACAAGTATATTTCTAAAATATATTCCAAATCTTTGGATAGTAACAATAGAATACCACTATTTTCTGATAGTCCGCAAGATGAAAAAAGATTCGCCAGGATTGTAAGGACATTTAAAAAGGTAAATAGGGCCGAAATATCTAATTTTCAAAATAAGCTAGAAAAAAGTATTGCTGATACACTAATTACTGATTTTAAAAAAATAAACACTGATACTTTGCTTAATACTGCTAAAACTACTTATTTTGCAATGTTAAGAGAATTACAACAGGCAGAAACAAAAAAGAATAAAGTATATGCTGACTTTAGGGCTGCTGCAGCTAAAGCTGGAGCAGAAATAAGAAGAGAATTAAATATTGTAGGTATTTCGGTAATAGAAGATCCCGAAAATATGATACAAAATTTAAACAATAGAATACCATTTGTAGCTTTTAATTTTAATCAAGGCGTCAAGAATATAAATATTAGTATTCAAAAAGCTCTAGATAAAGAATTTAAAGCCCTTTCAGAGTTAGTAGAGTTTAACAAAGTAGAAGTAGGTAATTTAGTTCACGCCGGACACGTTGGCATATACCAAGATAACTCGTTACTGGGTATAAATATGCCTTCTGGTATTATTGCTGGAATTGCCTCAAATAATCTACAGAATATAGAAAATGCAATTGGTAGCCTACCATTACATGTAGAACACGGTATAAGGCTAACAAAGAAATTTGCAAAAAGAGCAGGAGTTTTTTTAGACTTACAATTTAATTTTGTAGTATCTATGGAAGGTACCTTTAATAGTGCAATTCTTGGTCCTCAAGAACAGGCTGCAATTCGAGGTATTGTAGGGCAAATAGGTGAGCAAGCCCTTGTTGATGTAATAAAATCTAGAAGCGGTGCCGAAGCTTTTGCAGAAGTTGCTAATATATTGCCAGTAGCAGAGAGCTCAAAAACATTGGTTGATTATATTAAGCAATCTTTGATAGAAACACTTACAGGTAAAGAAGGCGTAGACTATACACAAAATAGCAGATTTAAGGGTACTGGTCTCGATATAAATAAACTTACTTCAGCAGCTTTATCTAAAAATAGAACAAAGTCCAAGGCTAAAGCACGCTCAAAAGTTACGCCCAAAGCGAATATAGTAGTACAACCAGAAAGTGCACTAAATTTATCTAGTTTATTAAATCTTATCAATCGCAACCTATACGACCAGATCAAACAAAACATGGGCACCGGTAATAGACGTGATGTGTTAAATTATCGTACAGGTAGATTTGCCAGTTCTGTTAAAGTTGAAAGAATGAGCGAAAGTCGTGAAGGCATGATAACTGCATTTTACAGTTATATGAAGAATCCTTATGCAACTTTTTCCAAAGGTGGACGACAGTCAAGTCCTGCCTCCAGAGACCCTAAATTGCTGATAAGTAAGTCAATCCGGGAAATTGCCCAGAGTGTAGTAAGTAACCGTATGAGGGCTGTCAATGTCTAGAAGAACCAGTATAGTAAAAGCATTAACAGAAAAGCTGAAAACAATAGACGGCAACAGCCCTTATCAAACCAACCTTTATGGTGCAGCTTTCTCCAAGTTGGTATTTTGGGATGAGTGTAATAATTTTCCATCGGTATATGTCACTCCTGGAAGTGAGATGAGAGAGTACCTCCCCAGCGACTTTAAGTGGGGATTTCTGGGAATTGCATTGAAGCTGTATTGCAAGGGCGATAACAGCCAAGAACAATTAGAAACTCTACTAGAAGACGTAGAGAACTGTGTAGATAGTAACCGGGTACTAGTCTATGACGAAACCAATGGCTATGAAACCACAGAAATTTTGATCACCAGCATAACCACAGATGAGGGTTTGCTAGCTCCGTATGCAGTCGGAGAAATAAATCTACAAGTTCGATACGAGATCATGTAGAAACAATACCCAAAGCCAACGCAGATAAATATCTAGCAAAGGTCAAGTGGTATAATACCATAAAGGAATTGCCATGGCATTAAATTTAGTACGTAATAGTCGCGTGTTTTTCACAACCAATCTAGTAGATACTGCTACTGGTGTGGTTGCTGCAAGCGGCTTTGATAACGCAGATACTTTTGAAATCCAAGTATTGGATGGATTTAGTTTTTCACAAAATACAACAACAGAAACAGTAACTCTAAACGAGGCAGGTAGTACTCCTAATCGTGGTCAAAGAGCTTTTAACACAGCTCTGGAACCAGTAGAGTTTACATTTTCAACCTATATTAGACCAAAGTTATCTACTAATGTAATCTGCGAAGAAAGCGTTTTATGGAATGCTTTTGCAACAGGTCGTGGTGCTACAGATGCTTGGACTCCTGGTAGCCCCTCCTCAACATTGAGCTTTGCTAACTCAAATCAGCATCAATTAAAGGGTTTTGGTATGATTATGTTGGTAGACAACGTAGCATACTTGATCGATAACTGTGCTCTTGATCAAGCCACTATTGACTTTGGACTAGATGCAATTGCAACTATTGCTTGGACTGGACGTGGTACAGCTATTCGTCAAATTACCGGTGTAACAGTAGCAAGTGATGGTACACTTGGAGGTGGCACTTTAAGTGGTAGTGTTAAAACAAAGGATACTACTGCTGGATATTTGGCCAACAAGTTAAGTACTGTAACTATGACCAAGGGTATTAATGGTGGTGGTGCCACAGATTATAATATACCTATCACTGGTGGTAGTATTACATTTGCCAATAACTTAACGTATTTAACACCAGCTAATCTGGGAACTGTAAATAAACCTGTTACCTACTTTACAGGAACTCGCGCAATTACTGGTACCTTGACCGCATACTTGCGCACAGGCGGTACAGATACAGGTGCTATTCTTAGTGACTTGTTAACAGGCAGCGCCACAGAAGTAGCTCCAGCCTATAAGACAACCATTTCTATTGGTGGAAGTTCTAATAGCAATAAGGTAGTAATAGAAGTTCCCGCTGGAATGTTGGCTATTCCAACAGTTGCTGCAGAGCAGGTTGTTAGTACGACTATTAACTTTACCGCTCATGGATTTACTGATAGCACAACCGATACATACAATATCGAAGCAGCTAACGAAGCTACTGTCAGCTACTACGCAGCTTAATGTATAACCTAGGGCTGACTTAACCGTCAGCCCTTTTCCTAAAAAGGCACAAATGTCAATCAGCAATATCAAAACCCTATTAGTACCAAACAAGACTGTGGAAACCGAGTTTCCTGGTCTGCCAGGTTTTAAACTCAAACTTTGTTTTTTGAGTCGTGAGACCTTGACTACAATTCGTAAGAAGAGCACTAAAACTGTGTTTAAAAACCGTCAAATGACAGAAGATTTTGACGAAGATCTTTTCCTACAATTGTACGTACAAAACACAATCAAGGGTTGGAGTGGCTTAACCTTAGACCACCTATCCAAATTGGTACCAATTGAGTTAGGTGATCAAGATCCCAATACACTCGTAGATTTCTCAGATGATAATGCACTGAGCTTGATGAAGAACAGTACAAACTTTGACAGTTTTATCACTGAACAGGTCACAGACCTGGGAAACTTCTAAGTGAGCAAACCCACACCATTCGTCAAGCCATAACAAATTTCTTTCAAAACAGTGCTGTTGGCATGACCAAAGAACAGTATCTTGAAATGTGTGAGATGATGGGAACCCCGGCTGTAGAAGATGAAATTCCAGTGGAGTTTGAAGATTTTCCGGCTGAGGTACAGCAAGCATTTGAATTGTATCAAGTATTGCAGGATGTGTGGGAAGGCATGAGTGGGACCTATATGGGTAAAAATATGAGTGGTGTCAATGACCTGTTCATAATTTACCAGGTAAGTCAAGACGAGAAGCGATTCATACTAGAATTGATAGCGTTGATCGACAGTGAGCGTATGAAGCAGTTGTCGGCTAAGCGAAAACAAGAGGAAAGCCTCAAAGAAGTAAAAAGCCCGCCTTAATGGTGGGCTTTTTTATTTTTGGTTTGACTGACCCTTGCTTACATGATATAATTAGAGCTACTTGAATAAGCACTAATTTTTGTGCGTGCTCATCTCTCAAGGAGAGGCTATGGCAGATGTAAATATTTCTATGATGTTGTCCGATAGTGGCAACTCAATCCAAAAAAGAACTGGCGAAACAAAAGAACTCAACGGTGAACTCACCAAAACCCAAAAGCTGGCTAGGAGCGTAGCTATGGGTGGAGGTGGGGCTGTTAGTAGCCAACAAGTAATAGACTATAATCGTGGTCGGGCTACTGGTGGTACGGGTGCCGAAGCCCGTGATTTTGCAAAACAATCTGAGGGATTGGGCGGAGTAGTACGTCTATACGCAACTGTTGCAGCAAATATATATGCAGTTACAGCTGCATTTAGCGCATTAAGTAAGGCTGCTGACACTACAAATATGATAACCGGACTAGACAAGTTAAGTGTTAGTAGTGGACAAGCATTAGGAACCCTGAGTAAAAGATTATACGATGCTACTGACGGTGCTATATCTATGCGCGATGCATTGGAGGCCACTACAAAAGGTTCAGCAGCAGGATTGAGCAGTCAGCAAATATTGCGTATTGGTGATGCAGCCAAGAAGGCATCTACTGCTCTTGGAATTTCAATGCCTGATGCCATCAGCAGATTGAGTCGCGGTATTAGCAAAATAGAGCCAGAACTATTAGACGAACTCGGAATCTATGTAAAAATAGATAAAGCAAATCAGGATTATGCTAGAACTCTAGGTAAAACAGTATCATCACTAACTGACTTTGAAAAACGTCAGGGTTTTGCCAACGCTGTGTTAGCAGAAGCAGAGCAAAAATTCGGAAATATCAAGGTAGATGTAAATCCATACAGTAAACTGTCTGCTACTATAAGTAATGTGGCTCAAAGTGGGTTGAGTTTAGTAAATACTGTACTTACACCACTTATAAAACTATTGTCAGAAAGTCCAACTGCGCTCTCCTCTCTATTGGTGGCTATAGGTGCTAGTCTAGTAAAACAAGCAATTCCTGCCCTTACTTCTTGGAGACAAGAATTAGTTAAAAATGCTGATATAGCTGCTGCTACTGCAAAAAGACTTCGCGATTCATATGAAGAATTTGATATTGGCAAGAAGATGAGAGCTGGTTTGCAGGATGCAAAAGAAGCAGCCGACGCAGCTAATCAGGCTTTAGCAGGAACTCAAACAGCTCTAGGACAAGTACTTTCTCCAAAATCAAAAATACTTGGTAGAGTAATGGGTGAGGAGTACGATGCCCAAGCAGCAGTAGCAAATCAAAAAGCTATTGAAACTCAACTAGTAAAAGAACAAAATGCCTTAATAAAATTAAAAACACTTCGTGATAATATAAATGTAAGTGAAGTAGAGCACTTAAAGATAATGGATCAAGACATAGCCAAACAAGAAGTACGGCTAGGTCAGATGAAACAAGCAGCACTATTAAATCAGGTATATATTCAAGAAGAAAATAAAAGAATAGCTGCACTTTCAGGAGCTGAAACAGCTGGAGCAAAAAATACATTGGAAGGTCGTGCCAAAGACATAGTTGCTCGTAGAGCAGAAATGGCAGCCGCTAGTACCAAGATTTTATCCAATGTTGGTGAAAATACCCAAATAATGGGAGCTAAAGAAGCTTGGAAAAGATTAGTTGATGAAGTAAAAAATGGTCCTGGAGTGTTTAATGAATTTAATGAAAGAACTGCTACAACAGGAAAAACATTAACAGGATTTACCAGAATAACTACGCTTGCTAGTGGCGGAATAAGAATACTTAGCTCAACCCTAATGTTAGCATTCAATGCTATGCAGCCTTGGTTACTCGCAATAGGAATAGCTACAGCAGCATTCAGTGCACTAAACAGTGCAATGAGTGATAATCAAAAAGAGTCTGAAAACTTCGAAAAGTCCTTGGATGCTACAAAAGATGCTGGAAAACTGGCAAATGAAGTCTTTTTTGAGATGTCAAAAATGGACCCATTTAAATTGATGAGTTCACAGAATATTGTAGCAGTAGCAAATGCCTTAGAAGAAGTATCTAATAGTTTAACTAAACTAGTAGTTGACTTAGATAAAGTGAGATTTGCATCCAATGGTTGGGATAGATTTGTAAATAGCATAATGAGTGTATTTGGAAAGAGCACAGAACAGCAATTTTCCAAGCAATTTGCTTATAGTCTAGGCAACGCTATTAAGTTGATGCCAGAAGGCACAGTTAAATCCGAATTTGTACAAAAAGTAAAACAAATACTAAATATAAAAGAAATAGATAGTAAATCTTTGGCCAGCGGACTTTTAAATATACCAGATAATTTATTAGTAGATATTACTAAACAGATCACAGTATTAGAGTCCGAAACAACAAAAAAGTTTAAAAAGATATCAACATCTTCTACTTCTTTAAAGGATAGTTTTGAAAAGTTGGGAAAAGCCTATGATGATTTAATTACAAGTATGGCCCCTACAGATCCTTTAAGTAAGTTAGCTCTAGGATTTATAACTACAAGTATATCTATGGCCGAAGCTTTTAAAACTCCAAAGTTGGCGTTAATAGAGTTAGGAAACATAATAGATGATGTAGGTAAAATGAGATTTTTCTCTCCTGAAGTGCAAAAAGGATTGGAGTCTTATAGAGCACAGTTAACTGGATTGACATTAGCGGCTGGATACTATGAAAATCAGTTAAAAAAAGCTGAACAAACTACACAAGAATTAAAAAATCAAGGAGCGGCTGCACCGCAAGCAGTTGGAGAAGCATTTGGTTATGATGTAAGATTAACTACAGTTAAAACAACGAATCCAGAAGCAGCAATTAAAGCTTTAGAAAAAGCTCAAGCTGTACAAAAAGAAGCAGCAGAAACACTCCAAAAATTTAATGCCGCTTTAAAAGAAACAATAAAACCCATAACAGATTTAGCCCTTTCAGATCTTGCCAAAAAAGCTATAACACTACTATATCGTCCACTATCTGAAGCTGCACAATTGGCATCCTTATCTATTTCTAGAGCAAATCTTGCAGGTGGAACAGGTCCTGGCACCGCCACAATAGAAGCAGAATTAAAGAGAAGAGAATTAGACATACAGTTGGATAACATAAAAGTTACACAAAGCTTAGTAGATGCTATGTTACTGGCAAATAACTTAAATGATCAACAAAATAACTTAAGAAGATTAGAACTAGCTAATAGAGATATATTAAGATATACTGAAAGGCAAATGGCCGGTGAAAATGTAAAATCTGAATTAGATACTGCTCAAGTAGAACGAGAAAGTATCATAGCTGCTACAGCTGGATTAAAAGCTGCTCAGAGTTACATACAGGGAACATTAACATTCAAAAAATTAATGGAAACAGCTCCCGAACAAGCAAAAGCTTTTACTGCTGCAGAACAGGCCCGAGTAGAATCAAGAAGAAAAACAACACAGATTAAAGGTGAAAAAGCAGCTGTAACTGTCACTGAAGGTTATCAAAAGAAGGCTGAACAACAAGCAGTACTACAGAAAGAACTACAGCAAAATATAGAACTTAAATCAATAGAATTAGATAGATTAAAGATCTTAACTTCAAATGTAGAAGTAGTAGATAAAACCTTACTGAATTTGAGACAGCAAGCTGAAACAGCATTGGAAATACAAAATATTGAAAAAACAATGAATGATGCTCAATTTAGAGTAAATACAGATCAGAAAAAATATAATGAAGAAACAGATAAAGTACTAAAACAATCTGCTCTTGAAAGGTTGCAAAATACCAGAAAAGAGTATTTCCAAACTGCAGAAATACTACTTGCTAGACAAGAAATGAGTCAGTTAGCAAGACAGGCAGAAACTATAAGAAATACTGCAGCTATTGCGCAAAGAGAATTAGATTTTGCTAATACCAGAGCTAAGATAGAAGAAGATATTAGTAGTGCTATTGTTTCTGGTAAAAAGACTGAGTTAGACTATTTAGTATCTATTGGAGCAATAACCGCTCAACAAGCACAAGACAAACAAAAAGCACTTGATTTAGAAACTCAAAGTATGGCCTATCAAAGAGATTTGAGAGAGGCACAACTTGATAAAGAAACAAAATTAGCATCTATAAGAAGAGAAGCACAAATAAAGGCTCAAGCTGCTGACACTGTTGAAGCTTTAATCGCAGTTAGAGAACAACAAAAACAGGATGAAGGCAGAGTAAATACAGCCTATGAAGATAGAATTAGATTAACTCAGAGTTTAAATGCTCAAAGATTAAAAGAAATAGATCTAATAAATGAATTAGATATTCGCCAAAAAGGCTATGCAGAAGTATTTAGAAGTAGTTTTGACAAAATGGCTGATGCCATAGTTGAGTTTGCTCAGACTGGTAAATTGAACTTCAAGAGTCTAATAAACTCCATGCTGGCAGACTTGTTAAGATTAGAACTTAGAATGCAAATGCAGGAGATGTATCAAGCATTCCGTCCTGGTTTAATGAACTTGGTTGGTAGTATGTTTGGCGGCAGTGGTATAGGCTTAGGAGGCCCTGGAGGTGGTACAGCAAGTTTATCAGGCTCACAGTTTGCTTTATTAAAGAGCGCTAAAGGAAATGCTTTTGATAATGGCGTACACAAGTTTGCTATGGGTGGTACTTTTACCAACTCCATAGTCGACAGCCCTACCCTATTCAAGTTTGCCAAGGGCACCGGTATGATGGGTGAAGCCGGCCCTGAGGCGATCATGCCATTGAAACGCGATGGTCAGGGCAACCTGGGTGTTCGTGGAGGTGGCGGGTCAGTAGAAGTAGTTGTCAACAACTATTCAACAGAACGTGCTGAAGCTCGTGAAACCACAGACAGTCGCGGAAATCGACGTGTAGAGGTTGTTGTTGGCGACATGACTGCTGGAGAAATCACTCGTGGTGGCAGTAGTGCCAATCGTTCTATTCGTGGTACTTTTGGACTACAACCACAATTAATAAGGAGATAACATGCCCTTAGTTTGGCCAACCACACTGCCACAAAGTCCACAAAAAGGGTTCACTGAAACCGGAGGAGTACTAGTTACTAGAACTCCAATGGATAGTGGACCTGCAAAAATGAGAAAACGTGGCAACAAACCCAAAACTTTGAGTGTGTCATACCTAATGACAGACGCACAAGTTAGCGCTTTAGAAACGTTTGTTAAAACCACTACACAGGGCACGCTTCGTTTTCAGTATCCACATCCACGACTGGGTACTGTATCAGATGTTAGAATAGTTCCGCAAGGAGAGGGTGATTACTACACCCTCTCCTATGCGGCACCAGGTTATTACACAGTACAACTACAGTTAGAAATCTTACCATGAGCAGAATTAGTTCTATGACTCCAGAGGCCCTTAGGGCCCTGTTTTCTACCGAAAGTGCCAATGATCTTATTACATTGGTAACATTTTCTGATGGCACCAACAGCGAAATTCGTTTGTGTGATAACTGTACTGACAGCCTTGGCAATACTCACAGAATCAATGAAACAGATAATGACATTGTTTATGGTATAACCAGTCGTGGAGAAGATTATACCTTTTTGCCGCTGGAAATCACACTACCACAAGAAGAAGAAGCTCAGGCTCCTCGTTGTTCAATAGTAATACGTGATGTTACTCGTTACTTAACACCTGTTATTAGAAACATCACTAGTCCACCAAAAGTCAAACTAGAACTGGTATTGAGTTCTAGTCCAAACACAGTAGAGGTGAGCTTTGATGGATTTTATGTTACAAATTTTACTTACAATCGCGACCAAGTAACCTGTGAACTACAAATGGTAAACTATGAACGTGAGCCATTTCCAATGCACAGCTTTAGTCCAAAATACTTTCCGGGGTTATTCTAATGTGGTCAAATAAATATCTTGGTATTCCCTACAAACATCATGGTCGTGATGAAGCCGGCATTGACTGCTGGGGTTTAGTGCGTCTTGTTTATAAAAATGAGTACAACATAGAACTACCCAGTTTTGTTGACAGTTACCTAGAAGATGACAGAGCCCGCAGCGAGGAATTGATAAGTCAATACCGTGAAGGCTGGGAAGAGGTAAATACTCCAGCGGAGGGCTGTATTGTACTATTACGAGTAATGGGGCACCTATCACACGTTGGTGTATGCGTTAGTGACACACAGTTTTTACATGCTCAAGAGGGCAGTGGTAGTAGTATCCAGAGTTTTGATAGTGTAAAGTGGAATAACCGTGTACACGGTTTTTACCGCTATCGTGAGGCTGCTGGTGTGGTATTAAATGCAGTTCCACACCCCCTCAAAACAGAGCGAGTTACTCTTGCTATAGTTCCTGGTACTAATCTAGAACAATTGTACAGCCTTGTCAAATCTCAATATAATACTGCAGAAGTTTTAGAGAGCACTGTACACATTTTTGTTAATGGTGTATTAGTACCTCGTACAGCTTGGGCAGGTACAATATTAAATCATACAGATGTAGTGGAATACCGCGCTGTTCCACAAGACAAGGGTACAATGAGAATGGTATTAACCATTGCTCTTGTAGTAGTTGCATATCAAGTTATTGGTCCTGCTGCTTTTGAACTGGCCGGAGGAGAATTAACAGCTGCTGGTGCAATACCTGGCGGTTTTACAGCTGCGCATGCAGTAGCGTACACAGCATCTGCAGCAACTATGTTAGCAGGCGGTGCCTTAATCAACGCAGCTTTTCCTATTAGACCACCAACACAAAGAGATCCTGGCAGCAGTGAAGCTCAAATGATTGCTGGTGGTGGGCAGAATCAGGCCAACCGATATGGTGCAATACCTGTTGTGTTGGGTAAAGTAAGAATAACTCCTCCACTTGGAGCAGGTTCGTTTGTTACCTTTGAGGATGCTGCAGGTGCAGAACTAGAACAAGCTTTAGTAGGTGAACTAAATCAAAGCAAGAGTATTAGTTATTTAAACATGATGCTGGCTTGGGGTTATGGTCCTTTATCCATTGATGAAACCACACTGCAAGTAGGTGCCTCACAATGGGATAACTATGAAAATACTGAACAAGTAACTGTTAGTTATGCAACAGCTCTTACTGAAGAACAAAGAAAAGCACAAAAAACAGCTTTTGAAAGAATAGTCGCCAGTGATGTAGTACAAAACTTTAGTGGGTTGGAACTAGTAGGTGCAAACTTCAAAGCAGTTACAACATTAGATCCTGTTACTGGTAAGCAAAAAGCAGTAGTTGTTGACAGTCAAGAGTGGGCTGATAACTATAATACTGGCAATTACTACATGAGAAAAACAAACTCAAGTGGTGGATTTGTAGGTACTGGATATTCTAACACTTGGCAACCATACTCAGATACAATCTTAAAAAGAGATTCTGTTCAAGCAGATCTAGATGTTTCAGATACAGAACTTCAACAAACAGCTGTTGTATTTCAACAGAGCACTACAAATTGGGTAGAGAGCACATTTACTCAAAAGTTACAAAAAGCGGTTGTGGCTATATCTTTTCCACAGGGCTTGAGGTTGATCAAGATCAGTGGTGGTGATTCTGGCAAAACATTTGAAGCCTCAGTGACTTTTGCAGTTGAGTATAGGTACAAGATCAAAGCAACAGCACAAAGCACAGCTGCTTGGGGATCTTGGATACCCCAACCCGATGTTGTTATTACCAAGCGCGAAAAAGATGGATTTACAAAGACTATTGAATATTTATTAGATAGTCCAGAACCTGGTACATATCCTCAATATGAGGGTGTAGAATTCAAAATTAGACGTACTACAGTTGATGATAGTGAGCCAAACGACACAGACAGATTAAGCCACACCTCTGTGTTGCACTCTGTTACTGGTTACTATACAGATCCTAACTATAGTCCAATAGATTGGGCACCTTACAACTGTCAAGTTGCTAAAACTGCTATCAAGATAAAGGCAACAGATCAACTCAATGGTACTATTGATGGAATCAGTGCAGTAGTACAAAGTATCTGTAAGATATGGACAGGTACCAATGTTAATGCAGTAAATACATCTATAGTAAACTCACAAACAGTTTTAACAGACTGGACCACCCTAGCACCAACCAGTAATCCTGCAGCACTATTCCTACACGTTTTAACACATCCAGCTAACCCACAAAGAATACTGGAATCAGAGATCTTATCAAAAGTAGACGTACAAAAACTTCAGTATTGGTACAACTACTGTCAGACCTATCAAATAAAGAAAATTTCTGGCAATGTTAGCAAGGCATTAGAGTATAATGGTGTGTTAGCAGCCCAACGCAGTGTATTGGAAGTACTACGTGATATTTGTGCAGCCGGTCGTGGTAGTCCTGCATTAAAAGATGGCAAGTGGACTGTAATTATTGATGAAGCACAAAGTGTAGTAGTTCAACACTTTACTCCTCATAACAGTTGGGGTTTTGAGAGTGTGAAAGCACTGCCCAAGTATCCTGATGCATTTAAGATACAGTTTTTTGATGAGAGCAAAAACTATCAAGAAAATGAAGTAATACTACCATCTGCGGGTAAAACAGCAGATAGCGCAGAACTGTTTGAAACCATAACACTGCCTGGTATTACAAATGCAGAGATTGCAGAAGATTTTGGTCGTTGGCATTATGCACAAATCAAACTTCGTCCAGAAATTTATACACTTAATACTGATATAGAGTATTTAGTATGTAATCGTGGTGATCGCGTTAAGGTGTTGCATGACGTACCCATGTGGGGAATTCAGAGCGGCAGAATAACAGACAGAATAAGTGATGATGTTCTTAAACTAGACGAAGATCTACCCATTGCAGAAAATAAAAACTATACTATTAGATTTAGAGGTGTTAGTAATACTGGAGTTGGTACTAATCAAGTTTTAAACACTGAACGTCAAGTAAAAACTACTTTTAATGCTTCAACTTATGGTGTTACAGCTACTGGTAACTTTGTTACACTAGTAATTGGAAACCATCCAATTAGCGTTGGTGACAGAGTAAATGTTACAACAACAGCCTCTGGAATCTCTAACACAACTGCTGTGATTACTTCAGTAACCACTACCAGTATAACATACAAAGCTGTTGGAACAGTATCATATGTTGCTCTTGGCACCGCAATAACAGCAACTATAAAATTAAAAGACGGTTACTACTCCAAAATACAAACAACAGCCACAACCACTCAGTATGAAGCAGGTGATGGCGATTTGTTTATGTTTGGCGAACTACAAACAGAAACTCAAGACCTTTTAGTGCTTTCAATTGAACCCACTAATGGGGCCAAGAATGCCAGATTGACTCTTGTTGATTATGGTGTAGATACTAGCCCAGATAATCCCAATCCCTATAACATATTCACACAATACTACAATTACACAAATTTAGCATACTTTCCAAACATAACAGATACTCCACAGTTACAAATAGATGACATTGGTGACAAAGTACCTGAAATAATGCCAGAGCGCATTGTTAGTGATGAAAGTGTTATGATTAAAACTGCTACTCGTGGATTTATTTTTGCCATGAGAGTGCCGTTTTTTGCTGACCTAACCCTTCCAAAAACAGTTACAACAGTACAGGGTCAAATTGACATAGGAACCAATGAAAGTGCTAGTTATAAATATTTTTCAACAGAAATAGATAAAAGCAGCATTACATTTACAGACCTAGAACAAGGTAAGACTTATAGAGTAAGATTACGATACATAGACAACAGTGGTCGAGTTGGTAATTGGACTCCTTGGATTTCTCATGAAGTCATAGGAAAGCGCAATCCTCCAGATGATGTACAAAACTTTGACTTCTTGGTGTTGCCAGGAAAAATGAAGTTTCAATGGGATCGTTGTCCTGCTCCTGATTATACCTATACAATTATCAAAGATATAACTGCTCCTGGATCCACTTGGGAAACTGGAATAACACTGTTTCAAGGTCCATTAACAAATTGGACTTGGGACGAAGCTGTTACAGGCCAGTATGTTATAGCAGCTCGACATGTTGATGACAGCAATATCTTGAGTAGACAAGACGCCGTACTCAACATTGACTATACAGCAATTGAATTGGCTACTATAAGAGTAGAGCTCAGCAACGATCGCCACCAAGTACCTGCAAACTTTGATGGTACCAGTCCCAACCTACTGTTTAGTGGTACTGAAATATCAGTGTATCAAGGCGGCACACTGTTGGCCTATGATGATGCTGGTACTACTTTGGGTCGTTGGAAAATTACTGCTATAACAGAAACCAATGTTACACCTGGAACACTACAGAGTGTACAGGATAGTATAAGTGGTGATCCTAGTGCTGTGTTGGGCGATCTAACAGAGTTTACTGAGGACTTGGGCAACATTGTATTCACTATTGTAGGAAAGAGCCTTACAGGAATACCTTTTGAAATTACAAAAACTCAAAGTTTTGTAAAAGTAAAAAATGGTGAAAGCAATACAATCTACAGAATAGTAACCAGTACAAAAGTGGTTTACAAGAACAGCCCCAACAGCATTGTTGAGGGACCGTTTAATGAAATCAGGGCAACTGGTAAAAAGTATGTGGGTAGTGTAGAATCCAACTATGGTTGGCTGGGAGTTACTCCTTATGTAGGCACTACAGCAGGAACTGAACAAAGAGTACAGTCTTCAGAAACCAATGATATAATCTTTAGTCCTAGCTCTACAGACTTGAGTACTAAGTTTGTTGTACGATTATATGCAGAAGAAACTAGTTCAGAAGTATTAGACAAAGAAGAACTTCAAGTTGTTTTTAAGGGTGGTGTTGGTTTAAATACTGCACTTGTTTATGCCTATCAAAGAAGTGCAACAGCATTAACAAGTAATCCTGGTGAAATAACCTACAACTTTGTTACAAAAGAAATAACAAATACAGCCTTGTTAAATGGCTGGCAAAAGTCAATACCAGAAGGCAGTAACCCACTCTATGTAACAGTAATAAGTGCTTCTAGTGCTACAGATACAGATACTCTTGCAGCTACTGAGTGGAGCACACCTGTAATTCTTACAGACAATGGTATAAACTCAGCCACAATATATTTGTATGCCAGAAATAATAGTACTACTGTAGCTCCTGACTTTACCAGAGCAGTTGGAGATACCAGTACAACCAGTACCTATATTTTTAGTACAGGAAATATTACTGGATTCCCTGTTGGCGTATCACCCAACTACTGGAGTGATGCAATTCCCAGTGAAACACAGGGTAAAGTGGTATGGATAACACAAGCAAGTGCTGCAAATACTGGAGATACAGATAGCATTCCAGACGCTGAGTGGAGTACTCCACAAGTCTTGAGTGGAATAGCCAAGGGATTATTCTTAACAGCAGATAGATACGTCTTTAATAGAGATAAAAATAACGTCAACATAGCCGATCAAGTATGTCAATTAACTGCTTTAAAACAAAATACTGTTAATGGTGTAAAATGGAGTACGTCTCCTACAGTAACACTGTATACAGCAGCAACTGGCGGTTCTGCAATTGCACAAAATAGTACAAATGCAGATGTGGTATATTTGAGAATAGCAGATTTTGGTACAAACACCAAAGTAACTGTAACTTGTTATATTGGCCAAGATAGCCTTACCGATGCCACAATTGTTTCAGCTGTAAAAGATGGCGATAGTGGAATAACTGTAGTCCTAGGTAATCCCACACATCAACTACAAACTACCAACTTGGGAGTTGTAACATATACCGGATCAGGTACTACTATAAGAGTACTTGAAGGTGATAATTATGTTCAGATAAACTCTGTTGGAATTGCAGCAAACGGATTGTCTACTCCAGGTTCTATAACCAGTGGAACTGGTACAACAACAGTGACTATAGGCGATCATACTGGTATAACTGGAAATAATGCCACTGTAACCTATACAATAGGCTTTACAAGATCAAATGGAACCACTTCGTCTGTTATAGCTGTACAGTCCTTGTCGAAATCAATACAGGGTAGTCCAGGTACTTCAGCAACATCTATTGGCCTCAACAATGACAGCCATGTAGTTCCTGCGCAGAACGATGGCACTGTGTTGAGTTATACAGGTGCAACAACTACTGCTACAATATTGTTGGGTGGCATAGACGACAGTGCCAATTGGACGTTTAGTACTCTACCAGCCAGTAACGCCTCATTAACTTATACTAGTACTAATAGCAATAGAACTGTAACTGTTACCAACATGGCGACAGGTGTAGACAGTGCGTACATCGATATCACTGCTACAAGAACAGGTTATACTACTCAAACCAGTAGATTTAGTTTGAGTAAGAGTAAAACCGGTCTTGGTGGTGTGGCCATGAACCTCAGTAATGACAGTCATGTTATTCCTGCTGCTAATGATGGCACTGTGTTGAGTTATACAGGTGCAACAACTACTGCTACAATATTGTTGGGTGGTACAGATGATAGTGCTAACTGGACATTTACTACTTCACCAGCTAGTAGTGCTTCACTAACCTATACTAGTACTGATAGCAATAAAACTATTACTGTTACTAACATAGCAACAGGCACAGATAGCGCGTTTATCGATATTACTGCTACAAAGAGTGGTTATGCCAGTCAAGTCAGCCGTTTTAGTTTAAGCAAAAGCAAAACTGGTAATATAGGAACTGCAGGTACAACCCAAGAACGAGTTGAACTCTACATTTCTGCATCAGATACTGCTAGTCCACCTACTAAACCAACCAGTGTATTGTATACTATTACAGGAACTGTGTTAGGAGCACAAACTGGGGGTACCACAGGTTGGTCACTAACAATGCCAACAACTCCTGCATATCCTGGAGCAGTGTACATGACTACTGCTTTGGCTTCTACAACTACTCCTGCTACACAGTTAACACTGAATACTTGGAGCGATCCAATTATAGTTGCTAAAAATGGACAAACAGGTACTGATGGTAAAGTTGTTTATGCTGCTACAGTATATCTACAAGCAGCTTATACTCCTACACCAAACACACCAACAGGCGGTAACTTTAATGCTTCTACAGGAGCATTAACAGCCCCGGCTGGTGGATGGTTAGTAACACAACCAACAACAACAACAACTCCCACATGGGCAAGTGACTATGTATTTGTTGTCAATCAAGGAAGTACTACTAATACTGGAGGTACTTGGGGTGCACCTTATATAGAAGCCGTAAAAGGCGATACAGGTGCTACAGGTGCTACAGGTGCTACAGGTGCTACAGGTGCTACAGGTCCTGCAGGTAACAAGAGTACTACTGTAAGTTGTTATCGTTGGAGCAACAGTGGTGCTGGTACGTACACACAAGCATTTGACTATACTTGGAGTAGTGGAGCAATAAGTGCTTATCCTCCTGCATCTCCAACTAACTGGGCAGCTTCAGCCGGTAGTTCTCCTGGAAGTGGTTATACTCTTTATCAACTTAACTTGGTAATAACTGACTTAAGTAGTGCTACAACTACTCCAACAAATTGGTCAAGTGCTACCTTAAATAGTGTTGGATACCGGCAAGATGGTAGTATAGGACTTACTGGTGATTCAGCCCGTTTAGTGTATGCCGTTACTAATAGTGCTACAGCACCAGCCACACCAAATTCTAGTACTGGTAGTACTGCTCCTGGTAGCACAGATGGTACAACTTGGAGCTATACTGCTACAAGCAACTTAACTGCTGGTCAGTATATGTATCAATCAGATGGTACGTATGTTACCAGTACAAATACAGTAACCTGGGGTGCTCCATACTTGAGTAATCTCAAGGTGGGTAGCCTGAGTGCGTTGAGTGCAAACTTGGGTAGTGTAAAAATAGCTGCTAGTGGGTCTTTGTACAGTGATGGCAAGAGTTACGGTTCTGCAACTGCTGGATTCTTTTTGGGAGATGGCGGTAGTGGTGTTTACAAGTTTGATATTGGTGATGACACTAATTACTTGAGGTGGAGTGGTACTGCTTTAACTATTGCTGGAACAATATCCCTAAATAGTAGTAGTACTATTGATGGGGCATCCGCAACTACAGTTAAAACAGGAGCTGCATCTGGTGCTTCATCTCTACAACCAGGAAGTGCAGCCAGTGATGTCAATGCTAATTCTACTACTATAAGTGGTAGTAAGATAAGAGCAGGCTCTATACTGTCTAATAATCATACTGGTACTGCTGATGGTAGTGCTTTTGCTACAGCAGGAATGGCCATTGATTTAGTAAATGGTGCTATATCCGCTAAGAATTTTAGAATTGCTTCTGATGGTACAGCAGTATTTGGTGGTAGTATAAGTTCTGTTGCAACTATTGACGGTACTGCAGCATCTACAGTTAAAACAGGAGCTGCATCTGGTGCTTCATCTCTACAACCAGGAAGTGCAGCCAGTGATGTCAATGCTAACTCTACTACTATAAGTGGTAGTAAGATAAGAGCAGGCTCTATACTGTCTAATAACCATACTGGTACTGCTGACGGCAGTGCTTTTGCTACAGCAGGAATGGCCATTGATTTAGTAAATGGTGCTATATCCGCTAAGAACTTTAGAATTGCTTCTGATGGTACAGCAGTATTTGGTGGTAGTATAACAGTTAGTGGCACCGATTATAATACTAGTCAATTTCTAAACAGTAATACTACAGCTACTCAAGTAGGATTAGGTAATGTATCTAATTTAACTCCTCAAAATCAAGCTCAGTCAGGTCTTATTAGTGGTGTAACTATTACCGGGGGAGGTATTACTCTTAACGGTGGAGGTAGCATAAAGGCTGGACAAACAGCATATGATACTGGCACAGGATTCTTTTTAGGTTTTTCAGGATCTAATCCTAATTTTAGTATTGGTAATTCTGCTGGTAATAAATTGACTTGGGATACTGCTACAGGTGTTTTAACAATAACTGGAACTTTATCTGCTACTTCTATAATTGGTGCAACTACTGCATCTACTGTAGTAAGTAATGCAGCTGACGTAATTAATAAGTTAAATAAAAATGCAGCAGATACACTTAGTGGAACAATAGACTTTACAAGTGCCGGTGGATTTAAAACAGGAACTGTAGCAATTGCAGCTGATGGAACTACTACTGGATCTGGTGTTGCAATTAGCAGTAAGGGCATAGTTGGCTTAAATGCGGATGTGGCTACATTTAGTATTAATGCCACTACTGGTGCAGCTGTGTTTAAAGGCGACATTACAGGATCTAGTGGCACATTTAGTGGAAACTTAGACGTTGCCGGTACTGCAGTTATTAGAGGGGTCAACGCTAATGCTGCTGGACTTCTTTCTGCTAATTTAAAAACACCTGTTACTCCTACAGCAGATATAGGTATATTAGCTACTGGTAGTTTTTATGGAGTATTTGCTAATGGTGGCACAAAAACAGGAGTATATGGTACTACCACAGGCGAGTATGGGGTTTATGGCAACACTACAGGAGCCGCTACTACTGCAGGTGTACGAGGTACAGGAGGTACTACTGGTATAGGTGTAGATGCTACTAGTGGTTATATTGCTGTAAGGGCTGCCGCTGTCAGTCCGGCCACAGCATTATATGTAGACGGAACCATGCAAATAACTAGTACAACTCTGGTAACTAACCTAAATGCTGACAAAGTAGATGGACTGGATGCTAGTGCATTTGTACAAGTGGCTAGCGGAGCAGCAAACGCACAATACTTAAGATTTGTACCAATACTAGCAGGAGATCCAACAGCACCAACTGATGCTGTCAATGGTGTCTGGAAAAAGTTTAGTACAAATGATGGTCAAATGGTGTGGATGAAGATATATGTTTAAAGGAATATAAATGAGACAAGTTATAGTACCACAACAAACGGTCACAGAAGATATAATTTCTTTTGAACACCAAGTGGATCGTTTTGTAAGAGTTTTAGTTGGTAAGGGAACAGTGGTTGATAACAAGTTTCAACCATTTCCATCACAAACCTACGAATCTTTTACAATTTCCGATAGTCCTGCACAAATTAACTCCATGACAAACGAAGTCACAAAAGAAGCTCAATTAGACTATCAAGAGTTACTGAGTGCATACCCAGTCTGGTCTCCTCAAAAACCAGCTGGAGTTTTCCGCAAAGAAGACCTGTGGCACTTTGTTGATTTGATACGTTCAAGAACTTGATTATAAATACCCCACCCACAAGGTGGGGTATTTTTTCACTTGATCTAACTGTGCCTATATGTTATAATAGTACCAAAATAGAAAGCACCAAAATAAAATGTTGGTGTGTATACACAAGGAGTCACTATGGCCACAACACTTTATTTTGTACAATCAGATACTTTACCACAGATTAAATTAACTCTTACAAACGAAGACACTGGTGTAGCCAAAGATTTAACAAACAAAACTGTTAGCCTACACGCTAAACCTGCTACAGGTACTGGTGTACGTTTTAGTAGACAAGCAATTTTTCCTAATGGAAATGCTGACAGAACTGCAGGAATCTGCTATATTCAATGGGTAGATGGTGACCTCAACCGTCCTGCGGGCGACTACAATGCTGAAATAGAGATCTATGATACAGCCACCAGCAGTCGTGAAACTGTTTATGATCTTATCAAACTGGTAATACGTGAAGATATTGCAGATATTACACCACTACCTGCACCTGCACCTACTACACCTAGTCCTAGTGCTCCTGATCCAACATGACCACCTTTTTAGCTGAAGCAGTCTCTAAAGCTAAAGCCGGTATAGAGACTGTATCAAAAACTACGGCACTGGTAGTTGAAAATACAAGAGCAAAATTATCTGACATACTACAAGTAGGCAGAACTGTTGCAGCCTACACAACTGGAATATTTTTTACACTGTTAGATAGGTTATTTTATGATAACGCCCAGATCACAGATTCTCTGTCATCACAGGTGGGAAAAGGTGTTGTAGACGAATCAGCAGTACAAGACAGTCAGTCTTCTGAAGTTGGTAAAAATACCACAGATAGTCTGACTATACAAGAAACTTTTGATAAACAGGTAGGTTTTAATCGATCTTACTTTGATCAATTCAATATCACAGAACAGAATACTGTGATATTTAATAAAGGTACAACAGATAGTTTTAATATTAGTGATTCATTAAATAGACAAGTTGATTATGTTAGAAGTCTACAAGATATAATAAATGTAACTGATGACGTAAACGGAGCAGCCGTAGATGATGATCAAAATGTTGCATTCTTTAAAACATTATCAGATGTAGCCAATATATCAGAAACTGTAGATTTTACTAATGTTTTTGATAGAAATTTTAATGATAGTTATAATTTAACTGACTTAATATATTCAGATCTATCTAAAGCATTACTAGATCAGTTCAGTTTTACAGAACAAACAATTGTAGAGTTTAATAGTTCAAAAGACGATGGCTTGAGTTTGAGTGATACATTTTCCAGTAATGTTGACTTTAATCCGGAATTAGCTGATACTACTAATATCAGTGAGCAGTACCAGGCAGGATTTGATAAATCTCTAATCGACCAGTTTCAAATATCTGAAATATTAACAATACTAATAGTAATATCATTAACTCTACAAGATCAATACAACGTATCAGAACAATTTTTAGCACTGTTCGAAAAAGCTCTGAGCGACCAGTTCAATATCAGTGAACAAGATGTTGTAGACTTTGGTAAGGTATCTAGTGATCAATTCAATATCAGTGAACAAGATGTTATAGACTTTGGCAAGGGGTCTAGTGATCAATTCAATGTTAGCGAACAAAGTATAGTAACATTTGACAAAGCTCCAGGTGACCAATTCAATATTAGTGAATTGTTAACAGCTCAGTTATCTTTTATTCGTGATTTTACAGATCAGGTCAATTTTACAGATGACGTAAATGGAGCGGCTGTAGATGATGATCAAAATGTCACATTCTTTAAAAATACAAGTGATCAGTTCAATGTTAATGAGTTATTACAGAGTTTAATAAATAAGCAGCCTTCTGACAGTACAAATGTATCTAACAGTGGCACCATTCTCAATCAGGACTATATAAATGGGCCCGACTACTTCTCAAGTGATTATGTAGGGGTTTCCAGGACAATTACATAACCAGAAAGGTTTTCTATGATTTCCCAAGAAAATTTGAAATTAAAAGGTAAGTTAAATATTGTACTTACCGGGGAAGACGGCACCATTAAGGATCAACGAGAAGTAGATAACTTAGTAGTTACAGCCGGTCTCACCTATATTGCTAGTCGCATGAAAGATGCCACAGCAACAGCAATGACTCACATGGCTGTTGGTACGGGTGCTGTAGCTGCAGCTGCTGGTAATACTACATTGGGTACTGAAAGTGCCAGAGTTACTCTAACCAGTACTACTCCAAGCACCACAACTATTGCTTATGTAGCATCATTTCCTGCAGGTACAGGCACTGCTGCTCTTACAGAAGCCGGCATTTTCAATGCTGCCTCTGCTGGCACAATGCTTTGCCGTACTGTATTCTCAGTTATCAACAAGGGTGCTAACGACACCATGACTGTTACCTGGACAATTACTCTAGCAGCAGTTTAATAGTAATAATGGCGGGAACTCTCGCCATTATTTTTATGGGGTGTGTCACTCCATAAAAATAATGATCAATTAGAGGAACAAAGATGGCAGCAATTACCACAAGACAAACAGCAGGTGGTGCAGGGATTACTAACAATAATGGCCCTCTTAGTAACACTCAGTTAGACACCAATTTTATTAATATTAATACTGATCTTAATAATGCTGCCTATACTACTGGCAGTTACAGCAATCCCAGTTGGATAACTGCACTAAGTGAAACAAAAGTATTACCAGCTCAAACTGGTAATAGTGGAAAGTACTTAACCACTAATGGTACTCTCACAAGCTGGAGTACCGTTAGTGGCGGTATAAATTATACCAGAGTTACTAGTGCCACTACATTAGTAGATAAACAGGGCGTTATTGCAGATACTACAGGTGGCATATTTACTGTTACCCTACCGGCTACACCGGCTACAGGAACACAAGTTTCTGTAGTTGACGGAGCCAACTGGAGTACTACAAATCTAACAGTTGCACGTAATGGTAGTACTATTGAAGGTTTAGCCGAAGATTTAACATTGGACATAGGTGGGGTAAGTGTTCACCTAGTTTATGACGGCACCACTTGGAACGTATATTCACAGGTGGGCGGGCAAGGCGGGACTGCTGTAACTTTAACAGGTGCTCAAACACTTACAAACAAGACCTTAACAAGTCCTGTAATAAGCTCAATAAGTAATACTGGTACATTAACACTACCAACTACTACAGATACATTGGTAGGTCGTACAACTACTGATACACTTACAAACAAGACAGTGCAGGGTGGCATCTATACTTCTACAGTGGATCAAACAGGCTCTGTTAGAGGAGGTATCACAGCAGTTGCTGCCTTAGACATAGATTGTTCGGTAGGTAACTATTTTACCAAAATTATTGCTGCCAATAGCACTTTTACTGTAAGCAATGTACCCACTTCGCGAGCATATGCTTTCACCCTAGAATTAACGCATACCAGTGGAACTGTCACATGGTTTAGTGGAGTGCAGTGGCCAAGTGGTACAGCACCCACTCTTACCACTGGCAAGGTCCATCTGTTCACCTTTGTCACAGATGACAGCGGTACCACTTGGCGGGGTGCATCACAAGTGAATTACAATAGTTGAGGTAACATGGATCAAATTAGCAGAGCTCTTTTAACTGTAGGTAGTAGTACTACTACTACCTATGTTGATGATGTGTTTTCTACGTACCTCTATACAGGTACTGGGGCTGCTCAGACTATTACTAATGGACTTGATTTATTAAATAAAGGTGGATTAGTCTGGACTAAAAATAGAACTGCTACAACTGGAAGTGGGCAAGATCATTGGTTAGTTAGCAATAATTCAGAAACACCTGCCTCTTCATGGTCGTATCTTTATCATTTAAAAAGTAATACTACTGATGCAAACTTTGTTACTGGTTCAGCAATCGGATCATTTAATAATAATGGATATTCTATTGCATCAGCGGCTTATGGATTTAGTGAAGTAAATGTCAATTATGTCTCTTGGTCATTTAAGCGAGCTCCTAAATTTTTTGATGTTGTAACTTTTACAGCGAATGCTAGTGGTGTAGCCACTATCTCACATTCACTTGGTATAGTACCTGGTGCCATTATAATTAAACAAACAAGTACTGTAGATAACTGGTATGTATATCATCGTAGTGGAACATCCGGTAAGTACTTAATTCTCAATGGAACAGGGTCTGAATTTACTGGAAGCTATGTTACTTCGATTAGTGCAACTTCTGTAGGTATTGGACAGATGAATGCAAATGCCCAAGGTGTTGCCTATTTATTTGCTCATAATGCAGCAACTGATGGTCTTATTCAGTGCGGATCATACATAGGTAATGGTAGTTCAACTGGACCTACAGTTAATTTGGGATGGGAACCACAATGGCTTTTAATTAAAAATGCTAGTGGAACTGGAGGATGGATATTAGCAGACAATATGAGGGGTATAGTCACTGATGGAAATGACTCAATATTGTCATCTAATGTCAATAGTGCAGAATATTCTCAAAATCTTGTTGAATTGACTCCAATAGGATTCAAAATTACTAATAGTAGTACTGATGTGAATAATTATACGGCTGGGTATAGTTATAACACATATTCATATAATTATTCAACATCTACTACAATTTCTGCAAGTTCAACTCGTGGTCCCTCCGTGCAGGATTGTGTTGCAGATACTACGGCTGCTCCAAATGTCAGTCCTTGTTATATATTTGCTAATGTTACAGCAGGAGAATGGATCTCTTTTGATTTAGGCGGATCTACTGCTATTAATCAGATTTTATATAGAAATACAGCTGGATCAAACTGGGCCCCCACTTCTATAAAAATTCAATATAGCTCCGATAATACAAATTGGATCGATGCAACCACGTATTCAGATAATGCATCAACTAGCGTTCAAACAATTTCATTTAGTACAATAAGTGCTAGATATTGGAGAATATATCAAAATTCCGCAACAAGGCAGAATTCTTCTGGTTACGAATGGCATTTTAATAATGTTCGTATTAGGAATAATGGTAGTGATGCTATGATAATAGGCGGAACCGGAACCACTACTACAGTAGTTAATGTGCCTGCGGTTACCTATAATTACAATTATATCGCCATCCGCCGGCCCAACAAGCCGCCTACAGCGGGAACTAGTGTATTTAGTGTTAAGACATATAGTGCCACTACAAGTAGTGCCAGTGTTACTCACGATGTTACATTTGATGTAGAAATAAATGCTAATCGAGATGTGGCGGGTCCTGGATTTTTGATAGTTGATTCGCTGCGTGGCATAGATGGAAAAGTTTTACAGACGGTTTCAACTACTTCCGAAGCCGGCTATCCAACTTACTGGTCTAGAAAAGATCAGCGTACTATGTTCGCTTCTTCAGGATTTGATGCTTGGTGGGCATCAAGTTCTGGAATTAATAATCATATAAGTTATGCACTTGCTCGTGCCCCCGGCTTTTTTGATGTGGTTTGCTATACAGGTAACGATCTTGATGTGCCGCACACTCTGGGAGTGATGCCGGAGCTGATAATTTCTAAGCCAAGAAGCTCAATTAAGAATTGGTATGTGTACGCCACAAGTCAGGCCTCTCTGTCCGGGGGTTATTGGTTCCCTGGGACTTACGGATTGGGTCAACTTAACTTAACTTCTGCGTTTACGAGTACCGCTTGGATTTACATTCAAGACTCAATAAAGAATTCGGTATTTCACTTCGGCGATGGCAGTTTGCTCACTTCCGCCACTCATGTCGCCTACCTTTTTGCTTCCCTCCCAGGCATCAGCAAAGTCGGTAGCTACACTGGCAATGGAGGTACCCAGACAATTAACTGCGGATTTACCACGGGCACCAGGTTTGTCCTTGTCAAGCGCATCGACAACGTCGGCGACTGGTACGTCTGGGACACCGCACGCGGCATCATCTCCGCCAATGATCCACACTCAAGTTTCAACTTTGCGGCCGCCGAAGTCACCACCGATGACAGCATCGACCCCGACAACACCGGCTTCATTGTCAACCAGGTTGCTGCGACAAACATCAACGTGACTAGCGCCATCTACATCTACCTCGCCATCGCTTGAGGAATATCATGTACATCAATATTATTACAAATCAGTATTCGGTCAGCGAGAGCGAGATCAGGGCTCAGCACCCCAATACCAGTTTTCCCCAACCTTTCGAACCACCAGATGGATATAGTTGGGTATTTCCAACCCCACAACCTACTTTTAATCCTATAATTGAACAGGCTATAGAAACTCAACCAGAATTGACTGTCAAAGGTCACTGGGAACAACGTTGGAATATAGTGTCTAAGTTTGTGGAATACACAGATGAAACCGGAACAACACACACAATTGAAGCTCAACAACTTGCCGCCCTTGCGGCAGATCAAATCCAAAAAGATCTGTTACTACAAAAAGATATAGAACGTAAAACCCAAGAGCGCCTGGATGTTTTTGCACAAACTCGTGGATACGATGATGTCAAAAGTGCATCTACTTATGCAGGTTGTTCTGTGTTAAATTTTGATATAGAGGGTACCTATTGTCGAGACATAAGAGCTCAAACTTGGAGTGTATTATACGACATATTGGACCAAGTAAAAACTGGCACAATACCCAAGCCCAACAACTTTTCAGACATAGAACCATTATTGCCACCATTAGAGTGGCCTCTAGTGTAAAGGAAGTTATAGTGTTAAAAATAATTAAAAGCTTCCAGCTTTGTATACTGGAGTAAACCATGGCTAATTTATCAAACATCATCACACCCACCAATGTACTCACAGCCAGCAGTACAAATACACTTAGTAATAAAGCCATTAGTGGTAGTACCAATACTATTACAAATGTGTCACTTACTGCAGGGGTAACTGGTACATTACCTGTAGCAAATGGTGGTACGGGTACAGCTACTCTCACTGCTAATAATGTGTTACTTGGTAACGGTACTTCGGCAGTGCAGGTGGTTGCTCCCAGCACATCTGGTAATGTACTTACTTCTAATGGTACGACTTGGGTTTCTTCTCCTTCTACCGGAGGATATGTAAACTATTATACTAATCGATATTTTACAAATACCACAGCTACTTTTACTGTTCCTGCAAATGTTACAACTATTCGTGTATATGCTGTTGGTAAAGGTGGCAATGCTGCAACATTTGCAACAGAACGTGCACCTGGTGGGGGCGGAGGCGGTTTTGCCTTTGGTAATATTGCGGTAACTCCTGGAGCCACTGTTTCAGTCACTATTGGTGCTTCGTCTACTACTGTAGCTATTGGAGCAACAACTTATTTAACTGCTAATGCCGGATCAGCACCTACTGCAGCAACAACTGGAGGTGCTGGCGGAACTGCATCAAAAGATGCAAGTGTGACTAGTGGTGGTGCATTTAGCGGTGGAACTGGCGGTGCAACAGCTAATAATTATGAATGTGGTTCTGGTGCTAGTGCTGGATCACCTCTTGGTGCTGGTGTAAATGGTACAAGCGGCTCTAGTACTACTTCATACTCCATCGGTCCAGGCGGTGCTGGAATTGGCGGTGCTGGCAGCGCGGCAGGCGGTGGGGGAGGTGCTGGAAGTATTCCTGGAGGTCAGGGCGGCAGCGGTTTGAGTAATGGTGGAAGTTCAGGCCCACAACAAGGTAATAGTGGAAATCTATCATCAAATGGAGCGTCTAGACAATTTGATCAAAGATTTACAGATCCTTTGCTCAGCCATGTAGATGGAACTGGCGGATATAATATTGGATCACAAACATATATATCACCCGGTCCTGGTGGCGGAGGGGCGGCAATGACTGGAGGAAATTCCGGTCAAGCAGCAAATCCAGCATATGCTGGTGATTTTGGTGGTGGAGGTGCAGCAAGTACAACTGTTACAAATGCACTTATTCGTGGTATGAATGGTGGAATACTGGGTGGTGGAGGCACTGCTTATCGTTATGGAAGTACGACAGCTGGCACAACAGTTGGTGGCAGTGGAGGATTTGGTGGTGGTGGAGGCGGTGCTTGCTTGGCCTCGGCAGCTTCTGGAGGTACTACCACACAAGGTCTTGGTGGCGATGGTTGTGTTGTAATTTATTATTGAGGTACAATACATGAAATATGCATTTGTAAATAATGGAATATTGCAGGATGTAGTAATGACACATCCTTCGCTCCTATTTGCTTGGGGTTATGCCAATCAATTTATTGAAGTGTCAGACGAATGTTCAAATGGTTGGATATTTGATGGTGTAACCTTTTCTGCGCCACCAGATAATAATATAGAAATTTTGATATCACTTATACGTCAACGTAGAAATGAATTATTGAAAGAATCGGATTGGACACAGATAGTTGATGCACCTGTTGACAAACTTGTTTGGGCAAATTATCGCCAAGCATTACGTGATATTACCCAACAATCGGAATTTCCTGCACAGGTTCAATGGCCAGTTCAACCAAGTTAAAATAAATACCCAGCCTACCAGCTGGGTATTTTTTCGCTTGAACACTTTTTCCTTATATGCTATAATAGTACCAAAATACCGGAAGACCAACTTTTTTATGTCTTCTTGAACCAAGGAGCGCCCTATGGCAAGTCCAACAAAATTGAACCTAAAAGTTTATCAGGGCAGTACCTTTCGTGAAACCCTACGTTGGGAAAGCGCCTTAAAAGTATACTCACCCATTACAAATATTTCAAAAAGTGCTCCCATGGTAGTAACTGCTGGGGCCCACGGAATTCCAGTGGGTTGGAGAGCTAAAATTAGTGGTGCCTTAGGAATGAAAGAAGCTAATACCACTGACTATTTAATTACCAGTGATGTTACTACTAACTCAGTTACGTTTAATGCTGTCAATGCCCTTAACTATACAGCCTATACAGGTGGTGGGGTATTGGAGTACAATCAACCAGTTAATTTAACTGGTTATACTGCCAGAATGCAAATACGCAGTAAGTTAGATGATCCATCTATAATTAAAGAGTTAACTACTTCCAATGGTGGGGTTATTATTAACAATAGTACAAAAACTATTGAATTGTATATGAGTGCAGCAGATACTACTGTATTATCGTTCCAGAGTGGTGTGTATAGCTTAGAATTAGTTAGTAGCGGAAATGATGTCACCCAACTCATCACTGGTAATATATCTCTAGTAAAGGAGGTAACACGATGAGTGATTCATTAGTAGCTATACAAGTAGAAAAAAATCAAACAGTAATTGTAACAGTACCTGAAAGTTTAGTTTATACAAGCAGTGGATATCAAGGTCCACAAGGTATTCAAGGTCCACAGGGAGCTGTAGGTCCTCAAGGTGCGCAGGGGGCTGCAGGTTCTCAAGGCGAAGTTGGACCACAAGGTATTCAAGGACCTCAGGGACCTCAGGGTCCTCAAGGTATTCAAGGACCACAAGGTCCAGTTGCTACTATTAGCACTGCTTCAGACGTAGATGTTTCTACACTAACAACCGGCTCACTATTAATCTATGATCAAGTGTCTAGTAAGTGGGTATCAAATGTCAACCTCCAGGCACAGTATTTGAATGCCGGAGATTATTAGTAATGGAAATAAACTATGGCTTCATTAATCAGAATTAAGCGTTCAGCTACGGCTGGAGCTCCAAGTACTCTAAAACTAGGCGAATTAGCCTACAGCCACTTAGCCAATAACGGAAGTAACGGTGGTGACATACTATACATCGGTGCAGGTACAGTAGATGGTAATGGAGATGCACCTGTTATAGCAATTGGCGGTAACTACTATGTAGGTCAAATCAACGGTGCTACTGATCTTAATACTGCTTCTAAAATTGTAAAGCGTGATGCCAGCGGCAACTTTTCTGCTGGAACTATTACAGCAGCACTGACTGGTAATGCCTCAACCGCTACTACACTTCAAACAGCCCGTAATATTAACGGTGTTAGTTTTAATGGTAGTGCTAACATTACAATTACTGCCAACACTACCAATGCCCTAACAATTGGTACTGGTCTTAGTGGTACCAGTTTTAATGGCAGCGGTGCAGTCACAATTGCAATCGATAGTACAGTTGCTACTCTTACCGGCACTCAGACCTTTACAAATAAGACATTTACTGATAATACCACATTTTTCCAAGACGACTTAGATAATACCAAAAAATTACAATTCCAGTTGAGCGGAATTGCTACTGCTACTACTAGAACATTAACAGTTCCCAATGTAAGTGGTACAATCGTTACTACAGGTGATACTGCCACAGTCACCAATACTATGTTGGCCAACAGCAGTGTTACAGTTGGTACTACTGCAATTTCTCTAGGTGGTTCAAGTACTACTCTGGCTGGATTGACCAGTGTTAGTTCTACCGGATTTACAGGTGCCCTAACAGGTAATGCCTCAACAGCCACTGCGTTAGCAACTGGTCGTACAATCAGTATCTCAGGCGATTTAAGTTACACAAGCCCTGCATTTGATGGCAGTGGCAATGTAACAGCAGCAGGTACATTGGCCACAGTATTGGATGGTTCAACAAATAAAGTTGCAGGTACATTTGGTAGTGCTGGAGCAGTTCCTGTTATTACTGTTGATGCTAAGGGTCGTGTAACAGCTATTACAACAGCAGCTACTAGTAGCTCACTAAGTATTGCTGGTAGTACAGGTACAGACACAGTAACAGTTGGCACCGATACCCTAACCTTTGCAGGCGGCACAGGTGTTACAACCACTGTAACCAACAATCAAGTTAGCATCGCAATTGGTCAGGCTGTGGACACTACCAGCAATGTTACATTCAATGATCTAACTGTCAGCGGTAACTTAACAGTTAGTGGTACAACTACCACTATTAATACCACTACACTAGATGTAGCAGACTTGAACATCACAGTTGCTAAAAATGCAGCAACTGCTGCCGCAGCTAATGGCGCAGGTTTAACAGTCAATGGTCCAACCACTCCTGCTACTTTCACTTATACAAGTGCTGACGATCGCTGGAACCTAAATAAGAACTTAAACGTTACCACAGTATTTGGTGCCTTAAGTGGTAACGCCTCAACAGCCACTGCGTTAGCAACTGGCCGCACAATCAGTATTAGCGGCGATATTACTTATACCAGTCCCAGCTTTGATGGTAGTGCCAACGTAACAGCTGCGGCTACTCTGGCCACTGTAAATAGCAACGTGGGAAGTTTTGGTACTTCTACCTCAGTTCCTGCAATTACAGTAAATGCTAAAGGCTTGGTGACCGCAGTCACAACTAATGCAATTCCAACAGCAACATCAAGTGTATTGGGATTGGCCAGTTTTAATAGTACAGACTTCTTAGTCACAGGTGGAGCAGTAACTATTGCCACAGTGGATGGTGGTTCTTACTAATTTTTTATAACTCCATCCCTTTTTAGGAACACAGATGGCCTCAAAGATTATTCTTAAAAAGTCCAGTGTCGCCAGCAAGGTTCCCCTTGTTGGTGACCTAGACTACGGTGAACTAGCTTTAAATTACACAGATGGTAAACTGTATTACAAAACAGCCACTAATACAATTTCCTCTATTTCTGGTTCTGGAACCAGTTCTGCAACCACTTGGATTCGTAAAACTGCTAACTATACAGCAGTTAGCGGAGACAAGATCATTGCTGACACAAGCGGTGGAGTGTTTACTGTAACACTTCCATCCACTCCTGCTGTTGGCAACTATGTTGAATTTACAGACGGTGCAGATTGGGGAACGAATAGTCTTACTGTTGCTCGTAATGGTAGTACTGTAGAGGGTACTACCAATGACGTCCTCCTAAATGTCAAGGGTATTTCTGTATATTTTATATACGACGGTACAACCTGGCAAGTAACTGCCACTTTAGGTAAAAAGGGTGATGCTGGAGCTGGTACTACTGTATTGACACAAAACAGTCAGAGCGCAAATTATACATTGATTTCATCAGACAGTGGAAAGTACATACTACATCCAAGTACTGATACCACTCCTCGTACATTTACTATACCTTCAAATGCTTCAGTGCCTTTTTCAACAGGTACGTCAGTAACATTTATTAATCAGTCAACGGCATCAGCTACAGTTGGTATAAATACTGATTCATTAGTATTAGCAGGAACAGGTCCCGTTGCCTCTGTTGTATTACCACAATATGGATTAGCCTCTGCATTAAAGGTAGAAAACACTACTTGGTATGTTAGTGGATTTGGATTAACCTATAATTCATTGGCCTTAACAGATCCATCTTTTAGTAGTGTTAGCCTATTGTTACATTTAGATGGTAGCAGTGGTGGTACTACATTTACTGATAGCAGCTCAAACAATGTATCAATGACTGGCAACAATGGGGCTCAGTTAGATACTAGTGTTTATAAGTTTGGTACTGCTAGCGGAATCTTCTCTGTTGGTGCATTTATAAATACTACTAACAGTGCATTGTTTGCGTTTGGTAGTGGTTCATTTACTGTTGAGGCCTGGATTTACAGAACCGGAACTTCAAACAATCAAGCCGTAATATCAACCAGAACAGGTGCACAGTACAGTCCTTTTGAACTAATTTTAGATGCAGCAACTGTGTCTATACTAGTATCAAACGCTGCAATTACTGCTTGGCAGTCAATTGACTCATTTGGTGGTGTGTCAGTACCACTTAATACGTGGACTCACCTAGCATTTGTTGGAAATGGAACAAACTTGAGTTTATATGTAAATGGAACAAAGAGTACTACTGTATTAGCTCAACCTGCTTGGAGTAATACTACATCTACCCTATACTTTGGTAAGGGTGGAAATGGTAATTATCAAGGAAATATAGACGAAATTCGCGTAACCAAAGGTGTAGCACGATATACTGCTAATTTTACTGCTCCAACTCAACCATTCCCCAATAGTTAAGGAACCTGTATAAGGAATATAAATGGCAACAATTAATTTAACCGACCTTATACAGAGCAGCTATCCTAGCGGTACTGGTGATATGACCAAAGCTGTCTATGACAGCAACGATAATGGCAAAGTAGACTATGCAGACAATGCAGATGCTGTTCCTTGGGCTGGAGTAAGCGATAAACCAACATTTGCTGCTGTAGCAACCAGTGGGCTTTATAGTGACCTCAGTGGCACACCTACTCTAGCCACTGTAGCTACTAGTGGTAGTTATACAGACTTAATAAATAAACCAACTCTAGCTACTGGAGATATGGTAAAATCTATTTATGATACTAATAATAATGGTAAGGTAGATTCTGCAGAAAGCGCAGATGCAGTACCTTGGTCTGGTATCACAAGCAAACCAACTTTTGCTACAGTAGCAACCAGCGGTAGTTATAGTGATTTGAGTGGAGCACCTACACTTGCAGCAGTAGCAACCAGTGGACTTTATAGTGACCTCAGTGGTACCCCAAGTTTAGCATCTGTAGCTACTAGTGGTAGTTACACAGACTTAATCAATAAACCAACATTGGCCACTGTAGCTACTAGTGGTAGTTACACAGACTTAATCAATAAACCAACATTGGCCACTGTAGCTACTAGTGGTTTATATAGTGATCTGAGCGGTACTCCTACTTTAGCTACTGTAGCAACCAGCGGTAGTTATACAGACTTAATCAATAAACCTACTTTCAAAACAATCGACGGTACTACAATTACAGGTACTGGTGATTATTCTGTGTTGCCTACAGTTGCGGCTGTAACTGGTGACATGATCGGTGTTGTAGACAGAACTGCTGCTACATTGTCTTTTAATGACAGTACCAGAACATTTACAGTAACTCCAGTGAGTGGTAGTTGGACATTTTACTATAATGGTGTACTCAAGACTGTTTCTACTACTAAATCCATTGTTATCACAAATACGGATGGAGCAAGCTGGATTAAAATAGATCCCGACACTTTAGACTTAGTACAGTTTACAGGTGCTCCTAACTTTGAGCTCAACATAAACCTAGCATATATCTACTGGGACAGCAACGATGCAAAAGCCATCATAGTTGGCGATGAGCGTCATGGTAGTAAACGTGATACAACTTGGCACTCAGTAACACACTTAAATGTTGGAACAGTGTGGAGAAGTGGTGGTGCTTTAACTTATACATTGAACAATGCCAGTAGTGTTAATCTTGGAATAGGTGCTCCAATCGCTATTCAAGACGAAGATTTAACTCACACTATTACGCACTCAGCCACACCAAATGGATTTTATCAACAGGTTCTAGAAAGTTCTGCAAATCTAGAAGTAATGTACTTGGTGGGTTCATCATACAGAATCACAGCTGCAAGTACTACACCTTGGATAGCCGGCATTTCTTTGGCCAGATACAACTATTACAATGGCAGTACTTGGTCTTTGGCAGATGCAGCAGAGGGTAAGTATATTTCTTACTGGTTGTTAGCAACAAACGACACACGTTCACCAATTAAGTTAGTTCTTGGCCGCGCTACTTACGACAGTGTTGAAACCGCATACACAGAAGAATTTGTTGAGTATGGATTGAGCTTTGCAGAACAAGTATTTATGTACCAAATTGTTGTTAAAACAAGCAGTGCATATACAGCCAATAGTGCAAAAGTTCAAATCGCTGGAATCAGAAAGATTCTAGCCCGGTCCGCTACTTCTGCAGCATCTGTTGTTTCTGCAACAAGTCACAATGACCTCAGTGGTCGTTCAAGTGCTGATACTCACCCAATCAGTTCTATAACAGACCTACAGACTACACTAAACAGCATATCTCCACTTACAACTAAGGGAGACTTATATACTCGTAGTAGCACTGCAAATATCAGATTGCCAGTTGGTAGCGATAATTTATATTTAGCTGCGGATTCAACTACTGCAAGTGGACTGGCGTGGAAGAGTGTTTTAACTGCCCCTGTTATTTATACCGCCAGCTCATTAACTTTAACTAATGGTGTTTATGTAGGTGGTTCTGTAACAAGTACACAAGTTCTTAATGATGGTAATTATTATGAAATAACAGACGGTACTGCCGCAGGTCCTGCTTGGATAATAACATTTACTATCAATGGAGTTGCTTCGTTTAACCGTGTAGTAGCCAACGTTGATTATACACTTGCTTCTGGGCACATTGTCTATTTCCAATTGTACAATAATAGTACTTTGGCATGGGACAATATTGGGTCTTACTCTGGTTCAACTGGATATTCTCAGTATGCACTTGAAGTATTGAATTCTACTAGTTATATTTCTAGTGGTACTGTACAAGCCAGGTTATATCACAGTAATAGTGGCAGCGCTACTCACACAACCAAACTAGACTATTTTGCACTAGAACAAAGTACACAAGGTGCTCAAGGTCCTCGTGGAGCTACAGGTAGTACTGGTAGTACAGGTGCTGGCGTAGCTGTTGGTGGAACAACTGGTCAGTCGTTGGTAAAACTGAGCGGTACTAATTATGATACTGCTTGGGTAGACAGAGTAGAGAGTGTTGGAGGAACCGCCCCAATTAGTAGTAGTGGCGGAACAACCCCTACAATTAGTATTAGTCAAGCTACTACTAATACTAATGGATATTTAACAGCCACGGACTGGAATACTTTTAATAACAAGCAATCAACTCTAGTAAGTGGTACATCTATCAAGACTGTTAATAGTACTTCTCTGTTAGGTAGTGGTGATATAGCAGTTCAAGCCACTTTGGTGAGTGGTACCAATATCAAAACTGTTAACAGTACATCAATACTTGGTAGTGGTGATATAGCAGTTCAAGCCACACTGGTGAGTGGCACCAACATCAAAACTGTTAACAGTGCATCAATACTGGGTAGTGGAGATATTGCGGTTCAAGCCACCTTGGTAAGTGGCACATCCATCAAAACTGTTAATAGTACTTCTCTGCTAGGTAGCGGCGATATAGCAGTTCAAGCCACTTTGGTGAGTGGTACCAATATCAAAACTGTTAATGGTAACTCACTGTTGGGTAGTGGTGATCTAATAATCAATGGTGGTACTGGTAGTCCGGGTGGTAGTAATACTTATGTTCAATATAACGCCAGTGGTGGTTTTGGTGGCAATGCTAATTTTACTTATGATGTAACAGCCAATAGACTATCGCTAATTGGTACTGATCCTGAGTTTGAATTACAGGCTATTGCTACAGAACCTGCAGTACCTGCTGCTGGACGACTATTATTATATGCAAAAAATATTGGTGGACGTATTATGCCCAAATTTATTGGGCCTAGTGGGTATGACACAGCACTTCAAGCCAGTTTTGCTCAAAATAAGATTGCTATTTATAACCCAACTGGTAACGTTAATACTGTTCCTGTTATATTTGGTATGAATCTTACAGCCAATGGTACAGCGACTGCTCGTAACGTAGCAACCACAAACGTATTTACTCGTGCAAGAAGGCTGGGTTATGTAAGTGCAGCAACAGCAGGTAGCTATACCGGATTATACAACGTTGCAGCAAATAGCCAATTTACTGTTGGTACTGGTACTGTTGGAATAGGCGGGTTTTACTTTATTGCTAGATTTGGTATTAGTAATGCAGCAACTTTGGCAACTCAGATTACTTTTGTTGGCATGACAAGTACAGTAGCGGTTCCTGTTCCAGCAACAGATCCAGCAACTTTTACCAATAGTATTGGTATTGGTACTAGTAGCGGCGATACCAACTTGAGATTGTTTTATGGTGGCAGCGCTGCCCAAACACCAATAGCTTTGAGTGCAAGTTTTCCTGGTAAAACGTTAACTACAGACTGGTATGAATTGATATTGTTCTCTCCTAGCAATGTAAACAATGTGGTAAGCTATAGAGTTCAAAATATTACTACTGGAATTATTGCAGAAGGTACAATTACAGCAGCTGTGGCAGGTACTCAACTTCCTTTAAGTACTACGCTTTTAGGGCCTAGAATATATACCAGTAATAATGCAACTGCGCAAGCTGTTGGTATTGATATTGGCAGCATTTATCTAGAAACGGATACTTAACATGTACACTCTTAGCTTATACCAAGGCACAGTGACAAGGAATAGCGACGACAAGGTCGTCGCTCCTTGTGAGTCCGAGTTTGATCCAGACTTTATGGAGTATATAGCCTGGGTGAACAGTGGTAATCAACCCACAATAGTAGATGGTGAATCCGTCTAAGGAAATAGCTATGTTAGAATTTGCAGCAAGTGGTATACTGGGATCAGTATTTGGCGGATTATTCCGCTTAGCCCCAGAAGTACTAAAATTTTGGGATCGCAAAGATGATCGCAAGCATGAGTTAGCGATGTATGGCCTTCAAATTGACTTGGAAAAAACTCGTGGTCAAGTCAAGATTGAAGAAAAGTATGTTGACTACAATATTGCACAAACCCAGGCAATTGAAGCAGCTATCAAGCAGCAAGGCGATGATGCTGGTAAAAGCTACAAGTGGGTAGCTGCATTAAGTGCCTTAGTCAGACCAATGGTTACTTATGTACTATTTGGTATGTATGTGGCATTTAAAATTGTGGTAATAATGCATGCCATTAACACAGGAGCCAGTTGGGTACAGATTGCAGACAAACACTGGACTCCAGATGACTTTGCAATGTTAAACATGATACTCACATTCTGGTTCCTAGGTCGCCCACTAGAAAAGCCTAAGTCATGACTGATGAAGTCAGGGATCCAATCAAGGAGGCTATTGACATGAGCTGTGAACTTCTTGTGAAACCCTTTGAGGGTTATCACAAGAAGTTACCAGACGGCGGTTGCAGGGCTTACCCAGATCCAGGTACAGGGGGCAAACCTTGGACTATTGGCTGGGGAAGTACTGGGCCGCATGTCAATCCAGATACAGTGTGGACTAAACAACAAGCTGAAACAGACCTACAAGCACACCTAAAGCATTTTGCTTATGGTGTGTTAGGTCTTAGTCCAGACTTGGTCAATCAACCAACGCGACGTTTTGCAGCAATCATTAGTTTTTGTTATAATTGCGGGTTAGGCAATTATAAAATAAGTACACTTCGTAAAAGAGTCAATAGCTGCGACTGGACAGGTGCTTATGAAGAAATACAGAAGTGGAATAAAGCTGCTGGTAGGGTACTACCAGGGTTGACAACACGTAGAAAAGCAGAAGCGAACCTGTTAAGATAAACAGGCCGACTAACCAACCTTCAAATATTATGGCAAATAACAGTGGCAAAAAAGCTCGTCGAGCAGTACATCAAGGCTCTGACAACAGTTTTTTAACTAAAACTGAATTCAAGGAAGTAAAACCACTAAATTATATACAGGAAACGTATCTTAATGCTATAAAAACCAGCGAGATAGTTTTTGGTATTGGCAGTGCAGGCACAGGAAAAACCTATGTGGCTGCTAGTTATGCTGCCAGCGAGCTGTTTCATCGCAGAGTAGACAAAATTATTTTGACCAGACCCAATGTAGAAACTGGTAGAGGACTGGGTTTTCTTCCTGGTACTCTAGAAGAAAAGTACGAGCCTTACTTGGATCCTTTTGATCAGGTATTTAGTCGGTCACTTGGTAAAGGTTTCTATGAATATGCGCTTAAGTCGAAAGCCATTGAACCACGCCCATTGGGATTCATGAGAGGTGCTACATTTGACAATGCTATTGTATTGGTAGACGAAGCACAAAACGCCACTAAAATGGAATTGAAAATGCTGTTGAGCAGAATCGGTCGTAATACTAAAATGATTATTAGTGGCGATGATGATCAAAGCGACATTCCAGATAGCGGTTTAATGGATGCTGTCAACCGATTAGAAGGTATTGGTGGCATTGAGGTCGTTCGCTTCTTGGAGAGTGACATTGTTCGCTCAAAGATGTGCAAATCTATAATTTTAGCTTATAAAAACTAGGAGTAACCATGGCAGATTTATGTCCAGTAGCCACGATGTATAAAGATATAAATCTGGCAAATCACTTACAAACCATTGAGTACGCTAACTTGGGTCCTGCTGATCCTCGTGAGCCAAGCACAGAGTACTGGGCTAGGAAACAAGAAAAATGGGGTGTAACAGAAGGCTTAGCACGTACTCGTTTATGTATGAACTGTGCTCACTACAAAAATGATCCAGAAACACAAGACTGTATCATTGAAGGTCCTGGCGGTCAACTAAAAGCCAGTGACTTACCTGTTACTCCTAAATGGGCAGATATTCCTGGTATGCCCGCTGCTGTATGTACTCGCTGGAGTATTACTTGTAGCGCCCTACGTACCTGTGATGATTGGGAAAATCCTAATAGTGACGAAGACAATCAAAATGTTTGGTTTGTTACTCCAGAGGACGACCCAGAAGAAGAAAAATCACTTGGTTATGACAGTAAAGCTTTAAATAATCACAAGCCTACTAGTGGAATGGCAAGCGCTGCTCGCCGAGCATTAAACTGGAAAAAAGAAGGTTACAGTGGTGGTACTGCTGTAGGGTTGTCCAGAGCGCATCAACTTGTAAACCGCGAAACGCTGAGTGATAGAACTGTAATGAGAATGCACTCATTTTTTAGTCGTCATGAAGTAGATAAAAAAGCAACAGGATTTAATAGTGGAGAAGAAGGCTTTCCAAGTGCTGGCAGAGTAGCTTGGGACTTATGGGGTGGGGATGGTGGCCAAACTTGGGCCAAAGCTAAGCGAGATCAAATTGTAAGGGCTCGCGAAAACAAATAAGAGGTGGCCTATGGCTGATCCAACAGGTTATTTAACTGCAAAAGTTGCCTCAATGGTGGGTGGACTTTTTGGTGGATTTGCAATCTTAACCTTCATCAGACCAAAAACAATTGGTGAAGCATTTATGAGAGGTGGAATGAGTGTTGGTAGTGCAATGGTATTTGCACAACCTTTTTTACAAATAGCTGGTTTTGATAACAACTGGGAAACTCAACTGATGGGTGGTTTTTGTGTAGGATTTTTAGCCTATACAGTACTCGGAATGGTGGCTAACTTTTTGGTAAAAAACCAAGATAAAGACATAGTAGAAGCCGTACAAGATATAAAGAAAAAGAAGGGCTAATATCATGATTTCCTCTGCTCTTGACTTTGTGTCTGCAAGTCATTTAACACTTAATTTTGCAGCTCACTTATCTATATTTGTAGGTGCCCTTTACACGGCCCTACATAATAGAGACATGCCGAACTGGGTTGTGACCCCTATGTGGTATATTGGACTAATAAGTCTATTTACTAGTATTACTATTGTATGTCAGTGGGCTATTGGTCCTGAATTTCCGCTTAGTTATTGGTCAATGGGTATCTTGGGTGAAACTGCCCTCAATATTTCAGTAGCTGTTGTACTGATTATTTTAATGCTTAAAACCATAAAAGCAGATTTGGAAAATCGGCACAATCGTCACAAATGAAAAAAGCCCCTCAACTTTTAGGTTGAGGGGCTTTTTTCATTCTTCTTCCTTTTTTAGCATCTGCTCTTGAGCCTGTTCTTGCAACTTACGAGTCAATGGATTAGCCAGCTTGGCTGGTAATTCCTGAAGTCCTGCAAGAATCACGTTTGCTTCTTGCTCTGATACCTTAAATGTAAATTCCATATTTTCCTCTTGTTAAGTTTGTTTTAGTTTCCAGCCTTTATGACTGTTATACTTTGGCCGTTTCTTTAACACTTTAGCTAATGAACTGCTATCTAATCCGTGTTCCTTAGCAAAAGCTGCAATATTAGTAATATTATACTCTTCTCCAGTCGGGGAAAGTATTGTAGGATATACTATACCTCGATCTATTGCTGTATTTTTACCAGTAGATCTTTTACCCTTTAAATTCCTCAGTTGTGAGTATTCTAAAGGGTATTTTTGTTCTAACCAATGATGGGCTTCTTGATTTGCAATATGCCGTATAGTACTTTCACTTACACTTGTAAGTGATTCTATTTGTTTGTAGGTATTATTAATATTTAATAATAAAAATAATACTTCTATTAGTTTTTCATTTGGATACTTTGAACTTGGATTAAGCTCTCCACTACCATGAATACTTGGCTGCTCAGCTATATTAAATCCATTAGATATTGAGTCATAAATTTTAAAAGCTTCATACTCGTTTGAATTTAGCTCTTCTTTGGTTAAATCTGCAAGTACTATTTCTAATATGGGCGATCCATAGTCTTTATATGCTTGCTGCATTTTATAATTATGGTCGCCTCTTTTTAGCCTTTGCAAATGTTTTTTATACCTATACTCAATATTTTCAGATTGGCCCACGTATACCTTATTGGTACCATTAAATTTTAATAAGTATATGCCACATGTCATAAATACCTGTCCCCTCAAATTATCCATCAATTATAGCATGGATGCTTTGTAGAGACAAGTACAAATTTATTTTGCTTTACAATATTTCGCAAGCTCCGCCACTACAGGCTAGTTCACTTGCAAGATCTACTGAGCGCCCATTGTTCTCAAAAACCTGACTAATATCAATATTTTTCAGGAAAGGCAGCAGTTTTTCATACTGTTCTTTGGTGATGTCTTCAAAAGGCAGTTGTGGATACGCTTCTGCCCCAAAGTACGGAAGTACTGATATACCGTTGTAGTACTCTCTATTTTTCCACATCCATTCTGTTAGAGGTATCCACTCGTTGTCTTTAACAGAAATAGTACAAGATACGTTGTGTTTGTTATCTCCCTCAGTATGTCCAGGAGCTACCCAGCTTTGGCTTACATGTTTTACTCGTTCAAGTAGGCTAAACATTGATTCGGTACGTACTTTAGCATTCTCTGGAGCTTTTTGGGGAAAGCTTAATACAACCTGCTTGTCATTCATTACATCTTGTTCTACAAGCTCAGGTGCAGCAATACTCATATACTTAGCTAAAGCCTCATCTTTGCCGGCTCTCATACGACGTATGTAGTATGGGGCATGCCAAGCATGAATACCACTACTAGTTCCTAATACTAAGCTAGTAGTACCTGCTGGTTTGACAGTAGTTGTACGAGCAGCTGGATTAATACCAATATCTCTCGCAGTTTCTCTATTTTGCTCAACAGCCTCTTCCGAAGCCCAAGTACTATCCAATTGTTCAATAGTTCCGCTGGCAATTCCAGTCATGGACACACCTAATAGAGCATCCTTTTCACAAGCAATTTTCCATTTTGGATTTAGATAGTGAAAATCTGTATATCCTGCTTGCAATGTACCAATAAAACTAGCTGCACGACTTACTTTATTAAAGTCTTTTTGAGAATTAATAGCGCCCGCATTAATTTCTGTTAAATTACACATCTGGTAGGGACGTAGAGCAATTTCACAACATGGATTTGTTCCCCAGTCTTTATTGTTAGTCCAATAAACTCCTGGCTCGCCGCACCCACTTTGTTCTACCCTCTTCATTAACAATTTAAATTCTTGTTCTGATACCTCCCCTCGTGGTAGTACAGCAGAATTATTTGCGCGTGCTCTGGCAGGATAATTTTTCCACCATTCTCCGGATTTGCAAGTTAACATTTCTTCATCAAATCTGTCAAATAGGCAAATCATTGCAGCTCTACGAATACCTCCTGCTAATACAGCATCAGCAATAATACATGCCAAATCGTGTACTTCTACAGGTTTCAACCTACGTCCAACGGCATTCCTAAAAATAGGAATCATATTTTCGATACAAGTTCTGAGAGGATCTGGTCCCGGAGCTTGACCTCCGGTTGTAATTAAATCAGCACCTTTTTCGCGAATGTCTCTGTAGTCAAACACAGGCAAAGTACCTGCATTAAAAAACGCTTTACATACTACTTTTACTGCATCACTCCAGCCTACAATACTATCTTGAATTTGATACTTGTATTCATTATCGCTTTCAGGAGCTTTAATTTTTGGCAACTTATTTATGTGTCGACTTTGTACAGAGTATCCAACACCTGTTCCACCTAAAAGTAGAAACATAAGTTCACTAAAAAATTTTGTAGATTCTGCAGGCATATATGCGCAGTTGAAAATTCTGTTTTCTGCCATCAAAATAGGTTTGCCACCAAATTGCAGTGACCTCATGGATGGTAATACCTTCTTGGTATAAACAAATTCCTTATAGACTTCATCGATTTTGCTACTCATATGCGGATACTTAGTTTTGTGCATATTCATATTGCGAGTAACAATTTCACTCCAATTTTCGCGCCTATTTAAGCTGTGATCAAATCGAGCGTATTTGTTAAATACTGTAATATCTGCCAATGCTTGTTTGTCGTCCATATTTAAGCCTTTCCAGTACTGCCAAATCCGCCAGTACCGCGTTGTGTGTCATTCCATTCGTTTTCTGACCAATCCATTACTTCCAGCATTGGAATAACAATTGGAACTATAACCAGCTGAACAATTCGTTCGCCAGCTGGCAATTCTAATTCGTTACAATTTCCTGGGACCCCATTAAACATGAGTGAAGCCATGATTTCGCCACGATAATCACTGTCAATTACACCAACCGAATTGGTCATTGTAATACCCTGTTTGCTCAGTGAGCTACGTGGAAACAGCAATCCCACATTATTTACAGGAATTTTTACGCTTACACCAGTAGGTACCAGTGTTCTTTTACCCATTTGCAGAGTAGTTGTAGTTTTAGCTCGTAAGTCCAATCCAGCATCTGTGGGGTTGCTGCGAGTAGGCATACATGCTGGATGTTCTAGTTTAATTAGCATAATTTAAGAGTGTGGTATTAATGGTTTCGCAGTTTGTTGGACCCAATGCTTCGTCACAGAATTCTAGCAGGTCCATTAGTTTGTAGTTTAACATCAAGGCATCAGCCCCGAACTCGTTAAGACTTTGAACATATTTATAACGACTAACAATTGGCAAATTAGCAATGATATCCCAGGTACTGCCATAAGTAGATACCAGAGTTTGCGCCTTTTTCGGACCAATTCCGGCCACACCAGGAATGTTATCACCGGAATCGCCAGTAAGGCACTTGATACTAATATGATCAGCAGGGTTGTACTCATAATGTTCGTTCCAATTTTCCCATGTAATTTCTTTGCGTGTAACGTAACTAAACCGCATTACATCCTCACTGATTAACAAGTCCCAGTCTCTGTCACTAGAGATCAAGACCACTTTATCAATGCCCAGCTTTTTGCGGTATTTCACAATGTAAGCAGCAATATCGTCTGCTTCACACTTTTCAAAACGAAATAGTGGGTGCTTTGAGGAACTCTTATAGTGATCCATTACACGGTTAAACTCTGTAAAGAATCGTTCAAAAGCCAATTGCTCTTCTGGAGTTTGCTGATCAAACTTGTCTTTGCGGTTTTGTTTGTAGTCAGGATAAATAGCTTTACGATAGCTACTACTACCACTGTCACAGGTTAGGATAACCTTACCAGCTTTATAGCTCTTGCGTAAGCTGTCCACTGTTCTCAAATAGTTGTCTAGGAAGTCGGTATCGCCACTGTGCTTCCATCGAAAACCCAGATTGAGACAGTCCACCACTAGGGCAGTGTTTGATTCTAGCTCTTGTACTTTGTTGAATTCAATACTCATGTTGATTGTTTAGTTAATCTACTATTATATAATATTGAATAGTGACATTCAACATACAAATTGCGGACGTTCCATCTTGATCCAGTCCTCTAACACTGCCACATAAAACTCAAAACCATTGCGGCTTACATACATAAACGGCAAGTGACTATTTGGCATCAGTTCAAAAGCGCAAAACATTTTGCTACGATCAAACTTAAATACGAGCAACGGCTCGCGGTTTACCTGATCTGCTTGGCGTTTGCACTGTTCCCACCAGTGAAACAGTTGTGGAGTTTTATCTGTTAAGATTTTGCTGGTAAGATGATCGTCTTGATAATGCTTTACTTCTACACAAAACACATTGCCAACACCTGGAAGATATAGGTCGCCCTTCATCAAGTGTTTGGCATCTAGGGCACCACTACCAGGAGTACGCTGCCAGTCTAATCCTGTGAGATCTTTTAGGGTCTTTTTTACAGCAGTTTCCGCTCTGCTACCTTTGTCTCTGCTGTCAACCATTCTCAATCCTAGAAATGTTATTTTGTTTTACTACAGTTATCTTTTCTAGGAGAGGATGTTGGAATCCGTGACTGATAACAAACGTATTTAAGTATTCTTCTTGTAGCAATACCTCAACAAGTTTTTCTTTGCCTTCAATGTCCAAGTTTTCAATAGTCTCGTCTAGTATCAATAAATTGATTCTGGTATTGCTCAAACTCTGCATCAGTTTGCGAATGCCTAACAGTGCTGCTGCATTTACTCTGGCTCTTTCGCCACCACTCAGTGCTAGGATCTCAATGTCTTTGCCTTGATCTGTGATAACTACGTTCAACTTATCACTGCCTGCAATTCTGAAACCCAACTGAAAGCGTCCACCACTCAATTCGCCTAAGTACTCATTTGTAGTAGACTCCAAGTCTTTGACCAAACACTCAATCTTATAAGCCACCAAGCCTGTAGGACTAAAAGTTTTTACTAATACTTGAAGAGTGCTCAACTTATCATTGGCTTGTCTTAGTTCTTCTTGGTGACTAACTAAGCTAGATTCCATCTCTTCTAGCTGGCTTAAGATAACATCTACTTTTGCATTGTGAGCAACTACCTTGTTATTGCTGTCTACAACCTTTTTGATGTTATCTTTGATCTCCTGAATTGTGCTCTCTGTAACCTTGATGGTGTCTTCTAGGGTTTTCTTGTCTAAGATAACATTGCTGATATTGGGATCATATAGTGCATGATATTCTTCATACAGTTCCTTGACCTCATTTAATTTGTTCCATTCCTTGACTTCAAGCTCTAGATGTTTAATCATGGATTCTAGTTCTTGAATTCTAATATTGGCATAATTCTTTGATGACTTTTGTTCATTTAATAAGTCATCAATTTTGTGTTTGTCAATGTCTTGTAGACAAGTAGGACAAACACTTCCTAATTTTGCCATTTTTGAAATAAACACGTCACAGTCTTTGACTGTTTTTGTTAGTTCAATCTTTTCTGTTGTATAGTTTGACAGTTCACTGCCCGGTTTTGCACCTACAGGTTTTACTACCAATCCATCCAATAATTCTTTATACTTGTTGTTTTGTACAATAGTCTTATTTTTGGCTTCAATATCTCTGATAGTATTTTTGGTTTCCTGACAACTGTCTTCCAACTCTTTTGGTTGCTCAGGAACCTCTAATACCTGTTGTTTTGTTAAGTCTACACTCTTGTACTTTTTTAACCAGTCTGTACAGGTTGCAATTTTAGCATTGGCTGTAGTAACTGCACTATCTACACCTTTTGCCAAGTCCTTGAATACATCACCCAATTCAACATACTTACTCAGGTTGAGTAGGTCAATCAAGAACTTTTTACGATTGCCGTCGGTGGCAGTTAAAAACTCTAAGCTGGCTGCACTGCTTTGATAAACTATCTGACAAAAAGTCTTGTGGTCATAGCCTATCAATTCTTCAATGGTTTTGTAGGTTGCAGTAGAAGTGTGACTGCTAATGTCTTCACCAGAACAAGTCAGTTTAACATTCTGTGTTGTACCACGAACTGTTTTAATGGTGTAACTTTCACCATCTTTATCAAAGTCCAGTTCGATGGTGTAATTCTTGCTCTTTACATTTCTATTTAAAATGTCTGCTTTTTTGATGCCTTTGGAGTTTTTATTGTACAATACCTCTTCTAGTATTAAGGCAATACTGCTCTTGCCATGTCCATTACTCCCCACAATTTGTGTTAGTGGACTGTTGCTGAAGTCAATCTGGTTATTTTCACCATAACTAAATAGATTGCTCCACCTCATTGTTTTTAGTGTAATCATTGAATGTTCTTCAAAAACTCTTGTAGTTGAGGAAGACCTCCAATATGATTGTTATTAATAAAAATCTGTGGTACACTTCTAGCATTGGGAACAGCATCTAACAAGTCCTTTTTAGACCAGGCTTCGCCCTCACCAATCTTGCGAACTTCTACCACATAATCTTTTCTTTTTAGCAAGGCCACAGCTGTGTCACACGCAGTACAACCGTGTTGGCTGTAGACTGTGGCTGTATTAAATAAGTCTTTCTGCATTGTTAGTCAATTCCTGTAGTGCTTTTGATATGGAGTCTTCATTTAACTGTAAGACATATCGTAGGTATTCTGCAACTTCTTCGTTTAGTGTAAGTTCTGGAGCCAAGATCAGTGCAGTGTCTGTTTCTCGTTTAACAATCTTTTTGTCGATTAAGTGGCTGTCTTCTACGCCACTCAGTTCACTCATGTCACCTTCTACTTCATAGATGGTGTGATCATACTCTGTGGCAACCATGGGTTCACCTGCTTTAACAGTCTTGCGAATAAGTTGTGGTACTTTTAGTTTTACCCAAGTATGTTCCAGAGTATCAGTATCCATAACAATAACGCCGGTATCAACATGGTTGCGATGAAAACTAGTGGTAACTGGACTACCAGGGTAAAGAATATTACGCTGGCAATTGTCGTAAGAGTGAAGATCCCCGGCCAAAACCACACTCCAGCGATCAAACATTTCAAGAGGTATTTCAGGTTTAACATGTGGTGGAATCTCTCCTCTGACGTGAGTACAAAGTATTCGGTTGTGGGTACTATAAAAAGTATTGTCAGGATCTTTTTCCCATTCCTTCAATTTATTATAAGGAATAATATCAATACCTGGCAGTTTGTGCCAGTAGTCATCTACTATTGATACTTGAGTATTGATCCTGGTGGTGGCACTCTTAAGATTAGTCAAAAAAGTAGTATTCTTTTTGACTGCTTCATGATTGCCACTGTAGATATAAGTAGGAATCTTACAGCTGGCTACAAAGTCAAAGTAAACTTCAAGCTCCTCCATGTTGGGTAACTTGTCGAATAGGTCTCCACCAACAATCATTGCATCACAGCTTTCCTGAATCTCCCACAATTGATCCATCATGATTTCATACCGATTTTTAGCCCAATCAATAGGAACACTCTTTTGACCCAATTTTATGTGGATATCGGCAGTAAATAGTAATTTCATAATTCCTCAGTGAGAAAAGCCCCTAAGAGTTCAACGTCTTAGGGGCTTTTTGATTAACCTAGTTCTTTGATAGATTCATCGTCAACAGCTTCGTCTTCAGCAACGGAGCCAGCCACCAACTTCTCTAGGGCAGCCTTGACTTCTTCTGGAGATGGACGAGGGAACTTGCTGTCAATGTCTTCGGCAACATCTGCTAGGCCACGCTCTTCTGGTGTCAAAGAACGACGCTTGCACTTCAATACACTAAGATTGTACTCTACATTGAAAGGTAGAGGACCGGTCTTTTGACGCTTGAATACAACATCCCATCCACTGTCATAGTCCGTAGGATCGCCCAAGTCTTCTGCTGCGCTAAGAATCTGTTCGAACAGCTTCTTCTTCAAGTTCAGCGCCTTGACTTTGCCATCTTTAGGATCGATACAGTTGATGGAGTATGCCCAACTGCAACGCTTGTCAGAGAAGTAGTTTGGAACATGGTCCATTTCTACATTGGTAAACTTCTCTTTTTCACGGTCAAAGGCCAAACACTCAATAGGAATATCCTTGTTGTTTGTACCCTTCAACCAGTACACATATCGGGGTAGTACACCACCAATCAGTCGAACTGTGTTTTCGCCGTCTTTGTACTCATAGGCCTCAACTGACTTCTTTGCTGCCTTACCCTTTGTGTCGCCAAACTTTAGAGCCATTGTATATTTCCTCGTATTTAAATTTGATTAGATTGGTTTCAATAATTAATAATGGATTGTGCTTTATTTTTTCGATCAAGAGATCAGGAAAAAACGATCTGTCTAGTGTTATTACGCCGTGTGTTTTATATAGGAACCAGTTACGTCTTCCTGCCAGTCTTATGTATTGTGTTCTGTAACCAGGGTCTATGTTTTCTAGATTCAATACAGGATCAGGATTCAGTATGTAACTGGTGCCTTTTAGCGATGATTTACTAGGTTTATATTTAGTTTTAGAGTTAGAGGGGATGCTGCCACGATGATGATAGTTAAGCAATGCTAGGAATTTATCGGGGTCACCTGCAGCTTCCCGCTCCAGAACTTCTAAATTAAAAAATAAAGCCATTATTTGCCTTAAGAACAATTATTATAGCATTTACACTATGTATGCGCAAGTCAAAATTTATTTTGCCTTACAGTTTGTCTACTGTCCAGCCCTTGTCCATGTAGAAACCCAGTCTTAAAGCAGCCTGCCGACGCTCAGGGCCGCTAGCAAAACATATGTCTAAAACTACTGGATCTGGTTTATTTGGGTGTAGTCTCATGATTCGTCCAATTATCTGTTCTAGACTGATTGGATTTGAGGTTGGTACTGCCAAGATGACACATGACAGTCTGTTGACAGAGATTCCTTCTGAAAATATTTGACGGCTACCAGCAACGCACAACTTTTTCTCACACTCAAGGTCTTCGATGATGATTTTACGTTGTTCATACGTAGTGGATCCTGTAACAAGCGCGCAACTTTCTCCAATTTTATCCCTTACTCTTTCCAAAAATTCGGTTCTGTCTGCTACTATCAAAACACTGTGACCATGACCCATCTGAATTTTAGCCATGGCTGCAATAAAGTTTTGATAGTCCTCATCGTATAACAGTTGGTTGATCTTTTCTACCCAAGTGCCGTCATTTTTAAGGTGTAGTCCTGTGTTGACCACTTTTATGACTGGGTTGAGTGTGTGAGCTTGTGGTGGTCTGTAAACCTTGTCACCAAAGTAGTCACGAAATACTACGTGCTTGCGGTCAGTTCTCTCCATAGTACCACTCAGGGCAATACGATATCGACTGTACATGGCATCTATCAATTCACCAAAAGTTTCGGCTGGTACGTGATGAGCCTCGTCTAAGATCACAGTGCCAAACTCTTTGCTTAGAGTTGTCATGTGTTTGATCACACTCTGAATATTTCCCACCACAATAAAGTGATCTTCAATATCAAACACTCCAGCACCGATTACACCAGGAGTCAATCCGTATAGACTTTCTACTTCGCCTATCCACTGGTCACGCAAAAAAGTATTGTGTGTGATTACCAGTGTTTTTTGACCCAGTTTACGGGCTAAATGTAACGCAGTAAAAGTCTTGCCCCAGCCCACAAGTGCATTGATAAAGCAGGTATCGTCTACCTGATCATATACAGGCTGTTGACTGTCACGTAGTGGGTAAACAGGATTGGGAAAAGGTACTTCGTGTGTAACACGTTTGTCTACAACTTCCCAACCTTCTGGAATCAAGTCCCTACGACCCTGAGGTATGCTAACAATATCTCTGGGCAACAGTTTATAGTTTTTGATGATTTCGATTCTTTTGGTTTTGCCCTTTTTACCTGTATTTAATTCAATACGATAGGTAAGAGCTTCCATGATTTGTTTTAGGTGGGCTTGGTCACGTGGTTTAAGATATATCCTGTTGCTTATTATTGCTTTAGGTTTTTCACTCACTAAATCATCCTTACAGTGGACGGGTGTTCTTCTTCATAAACTCCGTATAGTAAATAACCTGTGCCTACCAACAATAATCCAGCATATTTTTCAGTGGGTTTTGGCGCATACAAAGTTTTGAATCTGGTACCCACGCCCTGAATCTCGATCACTGCACCACCGGTCTTCATGGGTATTACCTGACTGATGGGCTTGAATACTAATGGAACCTTTTTAGTCTTACGGTACTCAAACACATACCCTTCACTGTCAATAAACCAAGTTCCACCCTTGCTTAGCTTTACCATGTCACCCAAAAAGAACACAGCATGCTTCAGCTTGTGTAGATGGGTTCCAACATTCTTCAATTGTAGCCGCCTCATTGCAAGAGAATTACCCACGACACTGGTGTCGTCGATTATTGCAGTTTTAGGGTCTACTTCGCCGTCTTTGTGGTGTACTTCATAGTAGTAATACCAGCGAGTACCCTCCTTGAGGGGCTTGTCTTGACCCAGGTGATAGATTGGGAATTGAATTTGATTAAGCATTTTTAACAAGAATTCCGTTTTCTAGTGTGTAGTATTGGTCAAATTTGTCAAAGCTGTAGTCTTGGCCGATATCTTGGTCAACACCAATAGGACTGCCCAAAATACCGCAACCACGATCTTTTTGAGTCATTGTCTTTAGGATCTCGCAGTAGTGTTCGACCTCACTGTCCGGCACCAATCCCACAATCGAGTCGTGTACTAACATAAAGATTTTACTCTTCATCTTCAGCCTCTTCAACTCATCATGTGTGTCCATAGCGCCCAACAGATTTACGTCTGAGGCTAGGCTTTGTACTTCCGCGTTAATTCCCGAACGTACTTCATGCGCTGCAATTCCTTTGTCCGCTGAGAATACGTTTGGTAGACGCCTTTTACGGCCAAAGAATGAATATGTATACCCATTAGTCTCAATGAATGTCTTTCGCTGATCCAGCCAATTCTTGAGCTTCTTGAAGCGAGTAAAATACTGCTCAATGTCGTCTTTTGCTTGGCTGATAGGGTAGGATTCTCCAGTTGCTTTCGTAACCGACTGGCTAACCTTTGCTGGGCCCGAACCGTATAATATTCCAAAACTGATTGCTTTCGCACTCTGACGTAGAGAGCCATACTGTTTCTTAACATCTTCTACTCCACATGGTAAGTTGAATACCATTTTAGCAATACTACTGTGAAAGTCTCCACCACTGGAGAACACACTTTGCAAGTTTTTATCGCTGCTCAATACTGCAGCATAATACATCTCTGCAGTGGTCAAGTCCTGGCTTACAATCTTGTAACCGTCGGGGGCTCGTATACATCCTTTAATGATTGGATCATCTCGCGGAATTTGCTGAGCATTAAACTTACCGCTACTAGATAAACGGCCACTAGTGGTAAAAATAAGATTAAAATTGGTACGAATTCTGCTATCACGATCTAACTCCGGTAAAATTTTTGCAACATAGCTTGACTGAATTTTTGCCAACTGACGAACTGTAAGGATCTGGGCCGGCAAGGGATGCTCTTCACTGAGTTCTTCCAGTACTTCGGCATCGGTTGATAGGGCACCTGTTTTGGTGAGCTTGCCCGTTGGAGTAAGTCCAACATAGTCGAATAGAACCGTTCTAAGCTGTTGGACCGAGTTGGGATTGAATATCTTGCCCGAGTCCTTCTCAAACCTTTTAACTTCCTCAAACGCATAAACCTTTTCCTTGGCCTCTAGGATCCACTTGTCTAAGTAACCACCAGCTGCTTCCATACGTTCGCGGCTAATGGGAATGCCTACTTCTTCCATGTCCATTAAGAATAGAGTACCACGAATAAGTAGGTTTTGATACACCCATAAGAGCTTGGGGTTCTTTTGAATTAATGGATAAAACTTTTCGTACAGTTCTAGGGTCACGGCTGTATCGATCGAAGCATACTTAGAGATCACATCAAAAGGAATGAGGTCATAAGTAAAGTCCTCCTCTAGCAATCCTTGCTGCTTGCAGTAGCTCTTCTTGAAGTCGTCTAGTTCACTGTCATAATCGCCGTAGTCGGTGTACTTTAGGGCCAAGGGTTTCAAACCATGGCTGTCAGTCTCATCTAATACATAGTGCATAACCATAGTGTCATGTACTTTGGACCTATTGAAATCGATTCCTAGATGATAGTAAATCATTTTGTAGTCAAACTTCATGTTGTGAAATACAATATCGTATTTCTGAATGATTTGATTAATGATATCTAGGTGGCGATCGTCCAACACATCGGTTAGAATGTACCGGCCTTGCTTCTTTTTGTAGCTCAAGCTAAGACCGAGTACATGGCCATCTCTAGGATATAGAGCTGTTGTTTCCGTGTCCATTGCTACAACGTCTACAGCATTGTCTAAAACTTCTTGCAGGTAAGCCAAGGCCTCTTCTGAATCGTTTACGCCCTTGAAATCACCTGTTTGACTACTGTTTTTGGTATTACCAGCTACATACTGTTTGATTTTATCTACAGCACGTTCAAAGTCTGGTTTGCCTTCTGGCTTAAATACCAACATAGCAGGATTGCTGATACACACCCACTTCTCATCTACCAATAAACCAGCATAGTTAGTAACACTACTAACTTTAGCATATTCCTTGGCTGCCTCGGCACCTACCAGGATTACCAAGTCAAAGGGATCCAATAGGTTTCGATCTAGATCCACGTCCTTTTTGAGCAGCTTTTGAATTGGCACTGAACTCATGTGAAATGTCTCAAACTCAAAGTCAAAATACTTTGAGTAGTCATTTCTACTGGGAGCTTTATCAACTATTGCGATCTTTTTCACTTATGTATTCCTTTATGCTATCTACGTATTCTTGACTCAGTTCACCAGGATCAGAATCAGCTTCTAACACAATTTTTTCTGTTAGATATCCTGCTTCTTGTAACACAGGCTCTAACCTATTCATTGCGTCCTGTCCTGCGTCGTCTCCGTCATACATTAGATATAATTTAACTATGCCTTGAGTTTTTAGACTCAACAGCTTTAGGTCTGGTTCTTTGAATAGTGTATTCGTTCCAAAAGTACAACAAACATTTGTTAATCCTTTATCGAATAGGTTGAGCATATCAAATATGCCTTCTACCAACACAGCACTAGTAAAGCGTTCGTTGAATACTTCTGGATAGATTGGCATGGTAACACCACGAGGATAGTTTAAGTATCTTGGATTACCATCACTCATCATGTGTCTGCCAACATACACCATGTTTTTACCTCTGATATCCCTGATTGGAAACCAGATTCGATCACTCAACTCACTGCCATTGTTGACATAGAAAGCACCAAACTCTTTTAGGGTTTTAGCACTGATTCCACGAAATGGTTTAGTGATTGGCACAAACTGTTCTGGAAATTCTACACCATTAAAGTTAATAGTTAAGTCTTTGAGCTTTTCTTTTAGTTTGGCAACTTTGATAGAGGTAAAATTACCTACTACGCCAAAGTGTTTAAATATATTTGTTTTAAATCCACAGCTAAAGCAGTGACTAACTCCAGTGATACGATCAACTCTGAAACTGGGGTTGCCGTCATCGTGATCTGGATTGAGACAACGAATAAGGTAATCTCTGCCACTAACCGTGAAACCGATATTTTGTTTATTTAATAGGTCTAGTACGTGGTCTGACATTATATGTTCCAAGGAATATCACTATCGCTATCGTCTTGCTTAGCTGCTTCTTTCTTCTTTGAAGCCTTCTTGATAGTTTCTTTCTTTTCAGGGGCCTCAATGTCATGAGGACTGATACGAAGGCTATCCCAATTGATGGGTGATGTAAACGTCATTTCACGGCCGCCACGAATCTTTGTGGTAGAAAAAGTCAGTGCGCCCTTCTCTTTTTCGTGTGCTTCCATTACTAGGGCAATGTCAGCAGCATCCAAGATACCCTTGGCAAATCGTGCTTCGCCAGTGGCATCAATCTGATATGGTGAAATCATCACAATATCGTATTTTCGGGCCAACTCTTTCAGCTTCTTAGAAATAACAATCTGTGGCTGCCAGTCAAACTGACTGGCACCTTCGACTACAATCTGATTTAGATAGTCTACTACTGCCACCGTGAATTTGTCACCAAACTTGGCTTTGACTTTGCCCAGGTGTAGGTCTAGGCTGGTCAACGTCAGTGCACGATCATCAATGATAATCATCTGATTGTCGGTCTTCAACCGCTTTTCACGAACCAAGCTCTGTTCAAATTTGATCTTGTCACGATGTGTTTTGAAACCTTCTACTAGGTCATCGCTGTTATCAAACATACCTGCTCTGGCTTTGACAACCCTTAACAGTTCATCTTCTGTTAATCTGTTCTGTTTTAGGTTCTGGTGGCTTACGTTAGCCAAGATACTCAAGTTACGCTCAAGTACCTCGTGTGCAATCATTTCAATACTGAATATAACACTTGTATTTCCAGACTCATACTGGCTGATAGCAATATTGCTACTGCAAATAGACTTGCCGCTGCCTCTTTTGCCGCCAATGAGAATGAGCTCCTGCCTTGCAACACCAGCGAGGGTAGCATCAAAAGTATTATTAAATCCCAGATGGATACGATCACGAGCCAGTTCCTCTGCATTCTTGAACAACATAATATCTGCCATGTTGTAGACGCCCTCTGTTGTCAGGGTCTTATCGTCTAGTGTCAACACCATTGCAGCCAGGTTTTCCTTGATTTCCTGGCTGTCGTAAACCGGCAGTTTGTCAATAAATTTATCTAGTAATTTGATTGTTTCGTTTTGTGTGTACTGGTCTATTAAGGCATTTAAGGCTACTTCAGAACTAATGTCTGGATTGTCGGCTAACTTCAGTGTCGCCAACGTCCTTAAAGCAGGACCTTCTCTCAATGTGAGCTCTAGCTCGTCAAAAGATGGAATTGCACTATAGTTATCGTAGTACTTCTTAACTGCGCTATATAGACTTGAAAAAGCTGGATCTAGAAAGACGAGCTTTAACCTGGACCAAATGTCCAAACTCCTTTCTGTCAACAACTTGTTTAAGACAATAGCACTACAATCCATCAGACTACCTTAGATTCATTATCGATGATTACTTGATCAATTATTTCTTCTATCTTGTAGATTACATCACTGCGAAGTTTTTTAATATCTTGTTGATAACTACCGCCGCTGTCGTAGAACAAACTCAATTGTTCGTGTGTTAGTAACTGCTGTAGTCCAAAATATATAAGGTCATACGCAATAGTACTCTCTGGCATTACCTCTACTTTGCAGGTTTTACCATAGTTGTGGGTTGCTTGACGCACAACTTCTTCAACGGTTAGACTTTCGTTATCATGATATGTTATTGTTACTTTCATGATTCTCCAGTGCAAAAAGGGATAGAGTTTTTAGTCTCTATCCCTTGTATTAAAAACGACTTATATTAGGCAGTCGCAGCCTTGGCTTCAGCCTTGGCCTTCTTTGCAGCGCCATCATAGTCAGCAACTGTGATACCGCGGCGTGTAAGTAGTGTCTTAATTCCACGTTCTGTCTTGTCTGCTGCTGATGCAATTTCTGCAACAGTCATGGTTACGATCTTGTCGCCGATAGCAGTCACAGGATCAACTGTGCTCTGAGCATGGCTTTCACGTTGTGCAGGGATCTTGTCGATCTGACCGTTGCGTGTTAGGCTAAGAGCCTTGCCACGAACGGAGGCGATTGACTTATTGAGGCTTGCAGCAATATCCTCAATGAACTTGCCATTCTGTACCATTGAAACAAACTTGGCTTCTTCTGCTTCACTATAGGTACGAGCTACTTCTACCTTTTCGGCAGGCTTGACTGAACCAGTGAGTTCTAGTGCAAGCAGCTTGCCCTGAATTTGCTTGGCGGTAAATGCGCCATTGTCAAACTGTTCGGCAACTTCCTTGTAGGTCAGCTTGCCAGCATTTTGAGTCACAAAGTTCTTTAGACGAGTAGTCTGACTATCTGAGAATGCGCTGGTCTTTTCCTTTGCCATTGAAGCTACTTCGCGGTCAAGTTGGCGGAGCTTGCTAGCTACTGAACGAGGAGAGAACTCTAGTTCAGAGGCAGCTTGTTCTACCTTGGCTGCGCTAACTGGGCTGCTGCTACCGACAATACTCATTAGTCGTGCAACGGCCTCATCTGACCACTTCTTTGCTTTTTCTGTCATGTTTATGCTTTCTGTAAAAATTGAGTTAGGTTATCAACAATTGTTATACCGTATTGTTCTGCTTTTTTACGCTTAGAACTATTATCATTAGCTTCGTCGATTAAATAACACAGTGTCTTTGTTACACTGTCTACTACCTTGAACCCAGCGGCAATCAACGCTTCAGTTGCTGCACCCTTGGTCTTAAACGAAGTCAATTTACCAGTAATGCAGACAGTGGGACCATCCGCTTCACTTGTAACTTGAGCATTTGAACGAAAAGAGAACGGCAAAAACTCTTTTAGCTCTGTATATTCTGTTTCAATCCAGTTCAACAGGTTTTGTGTGGCTTTGTCACCTAAACCTGCTTGTTTGCACGTTTCACTATTGATCTCATCAATATGACCTACTACACTACAAATTTTGTTACTGGCTGTGGCTCCAATCAGGGGAATGGAAAACGCCGCTAAAACTGTAGCCAAATCTGCAACTTTCGATCGCTCGATTTCATCCAACAGCTTGAGGGCTGTTCGCTCACTATTCAGACCTTCAGCAACTTGCTGTACATCGAGATAGTAAATTTCGGTAATGTCCGAAATTTGCAGCTTTTCTACAGTTTTAGGGCCAAATCCTTTGATACCAAGAGTCTTGCAAAAATGTTCCAACTTTTTATTCAACTGAGCACTGCATGCCGTATTGCGGCAGAACAATTGATCGTTTACCCAATCTAGGGTGTAATCACAGCAAGGACAGTTAGTTGGAATTTCAATCTTCATGGTGTTTTAACGATTAAGAACAGTAATTATAACTGTTTTGGTAGGGTATGGCAAGACAAAATTTATGTTGCCCAAAAGCCAAATTTACACTTGAAACTATTCAACCTTATAAACAATCTCGGGAATGATTTCACCTGCTCGTCGGATGGCTACTCTGTCACCGATTTGTAGGTCTAGGGCTTCAATAAAGCCAGGATTGTTCAGTGTGGCTCGACTTACCAAAGCATCACCTACTAATACAGGTTCTAGAATTGCTACTGGAGTCACTTTGCCACTCTTGCCTACTTGCCACTCAACTTCTAGCAGTGTCGTTTCAACGCAAGTACCGCGCTCCTTTTTAGCGTATGCACCTCGGGGATATTTGGCAGTGTAGCCCAACTCCTCAAAGACCTCATTGTTGTTTACCCGAAAAACAATACCGTCTGTGGGGTAAATCTTGTGGAGACTGTCTTCGAACACTGTGTTGAATCCCCAAGCCTTCAAGTCTTTCAAATCTTGACTGTATTTGGGGTTGATGTATGGAGTTAGTTGATAAGCAAAAAACTCCACACTGCGTGTTGCAAACTCTTCTAGTGATCCCAGGTTCAAAGCACCTGCTGCATAGTTGCGGCTATTCTCCACATGGGCCGGAGCACACACTTCGCCAGTGATTTGGACCACTCCTAGATGCGGGATCTGGTTGGGCACAAGTCGGCGAACTTTGGGAGAGACATCCTTGCCATTTTTGCCATCCCCTCGGGTCAGGGCACGAACAAAAACACCATCAATGTACAATACAGAGATGGCTGCACCGTCTAGCTTGGGAGTCATTACCAGATTGGTATACTCCTTTAGAGGCTGTTGACCAACCTCGTCTTCGTACCACTTTTGCAGGGAATACATGGGGTATAGATGACGCTGCACATCTTCATGCTGTAGTGCGCCTACCTTGCTGTAACCACAAGTGTCGCTGAGTCTGTCAAACTGTTCATCTGAAATGATGGGAGTACCAGCGTAATAATGACGACTGGCAATATCTAGAAACTCTGTTAGCTTATTCATGACACTATTGTAACTGGATTAACTGTGTTTTTCAAGTCTAGAATTTTGGTTTCAAGATGCTGAACAATAGATTCTGTGCCCTCTGCTTTGCTGCACAGTTCCAATAATCCGTCCAACAGTGCATAAGTATTGTGAATTGTAGCAGGAATAGCAGCACCTTCTTTAGTAGCTACCCACTCACCTTCATAACTCAAGAAATACTTACGAATGTGCAAGTACTCTACATCACGGAACTCACTCACTGTTAAACGATATTGATAACCCTTGTCCATGTTTTCATAGATCAGCTTCTCATAAACTTCCATGTCATACCTTTACTCCTAGTTCAGCCAAGTGTTTTAGTGAAGCCAACTCGGACGCAGGCTGATAGGCATATTGCTGCCAGCGATCGCCAGACAACCATACACGATAAACATACTCTTGTGAGTGAGGAAACTCTCCTTCAATCACAGCCATGCTGTCATATCGCGCACTGTAGACCTTTTCGCCCATATCGAACTTGGTTCTTACAGCACCTTCTGGGATGAGTTCTGGTTTGAAATAGTCATGTGAACGGCTACGGATGGGCACATCATAACGATCTAGAATCTGCTTTACAAAAGTGCCTGGTCGGTGAATTGAATTGCTGAGATTGTCAATTGTGTCACCTTCTAGGTATCCACTCACAATATAGCTAATCTCATCTGGTGTAGCAGGCTTGCCGCGCTTTTCTTGACGACGCTGCTTGTCACGAGCCTTCTTTTCTTTGTGCTTCTCAATCAGCGAAGCCAACCTAGTGGTGTTGTACGCAATGTTTAGCATTGAACACGCATCTTTTTTAGTGATGGGTTTCTCGGCCTCTAATAGTGCAATAATCTTGTCTAGGTTCGTTGGATCCAGCTTTTCGTCATCACCGTTTTTAGTCTTTCTAGAGGACACGATCTATTACCTTTCTTTCACCGTTTACAACAGCACACATCAGTTGCGGAACGTCACACCATTCACTCCACACTCTCTCTGTGTGTGGTTCTGGTGGAACTATACCTGCTGGTAGTCCATAAATTGTTTTATCATATTTTACACGACTTTGCAATACCTTATGACCACCTTCAAAGGTCAACCAGCGAAGTTCAATCATAGTTCCTCCATAAACGACTAAAGGCGGCAATTGCCGCCCCGTGATTAGCCAGAGATAACGCCTGTGAGATAGACAGCAGCCTTGCCGGTCAGCTTGTCCAAGATCTCGTCGTCTACAGCACCACCCTTGGCCTTGATGGCAGCCTTCAAGGCAGCAATGCTGGTTTCCTTCGAAACACGCTTACCACCCTCTGAGCCACCGCTTGACTTCTTGGTACCTTCGCCACTGGGAGCCGCTTCCTTCTTTACATAAACGCCGGCCTGTACTAGCACCATTCGTACGCCGTTTGGGCTCTGCTCATATTCTTCTGCAATATCTTTGATGATTTCTGTTGAGGTTTCTGGAGTGGGGCCAGCAGCCTCGTATGCTTCAATAACCTTTGCCTTGAGTTCGTCAGTCCATGCCATGATTGTTTTCCTTTTAGTGATAAGATTTAGTTGATTTAGGGGAGTATCCAGCCTGTAGAAGTTCTTCTTCTAATAGCTTGTCGTACATTGCTTCATAACACGCCATTACAGTGTATAGGGTATCGGTTGGCACCGCACTGTGTGGCAGGTCTTCTGGATTCAGTTTGTCACCGCATAGTTCTTCGATCTTTTCCTTGATTTGGATTGCTTGTTGATAGGTTTGAAATAATAGTTTGTTATCCCAAACCCTGAATTTGCGACTGCTTTTTGAATTCATTGACATTATTATAAGACATTGGAGCGTGTGGTTCAATATAAAAATTTTGAAAGTCTGGTGCCGCTTGTCGGAATCGAACTGACGACCTTTCCCTTACAAGGGGATTGCTCTACCTCTGAGCTAAAACGGCAGTGGCACGACAGCCCATCCTGTTTTCGTCGTGCGCGGAGGCGGGTTCCTTTCGGGGTTGTACAGGCCCGCCAATACAAGCACTAGCCAATTGAGTACAGTTGACCAGTCTTCTTTATCAGTGAAGTGCTAGTATTTTATAAGCACACCAGGAACAGTGGCGGCCACCACTGCGTTACCCTAACCCGCGGAAGGCGTACCGGATTGCTCCGCATTTATTTATTAAGTGGCAGTGTGCTTATAAAATGCCACATGATTGATAACAAGGACATGTGGCCAAACCCTGGCTTAGCTAGTTTTTCAGGCTGCTAACTTCCATTTTTTGTGTGATTTTCTATTACCATGCAAAACGCCATGTATACAAGAAGGTTGTAGATCATGATCTCTACAAAATTTTTGCAGATTAGTAATGTTATATACATGTCCATCAGGAGATTTTATGGCCGGATATTCTATGCCCTGATATTTGGCTGTATTTAATCCCCTACGATTTTGTCGTAACATTACTTCATATTCTGTAGGGTACTTTTCTTTCAACCATGTATGGTTTAATCCGTTGGCTATACTGGCAAGTATCGAATGCTCCAACCCAACAATAGTTGCTATTTCTTTTAGATTTTTGTCAGGATTATTAACAATAGTAAAAAATACATTCTCTATAATAGAATTGGAATATTTACTTCTAAAGTTCTCTTCTCCGATGCCATTATTAACACATTTATCAGTTAAATTTAGGCCATTATCAACAGAATTTAGTCTTTTTATCCAAAAAATTTCTCTTGAGTTAAGCTGTTCAATACTGCATTCTTCTACAATGTAGAGACTTGGTGATCCTGACATAGCGTATGCTTCTTGCATCTTAAAGTTTGATTTGCCATGTTTAAGATCTGAACAATGTCCATGAAACCTTTGTTCAATGTTAGAAGACTGCCCCACATAAGGCCAATCTTCTAATCCGGAAAAAATTAACTTATAAATACCTATTGTCATAAATACCTCCAGCACATAGAAGTATTATACTATAATAGCTTAAAAATAGCAAATACAAATTTATTTATCATTGTCATTTTTAAGATATTATTTGAAAAGGTTTTTGGTAAGACGGATAACCTTTTCAAACCGCCCGAAGACTTAAGCTGCTAAGCTAAGTTCTCCGTAAAATGCATCATTGGCATTTAAGTTTTTTGCTGCTTCGGCCGGGTTATCCCAACCCTACGGCTTTCACATTGCCGAGTTGCCGTCTTCACTATCTCGCGCTGTCGAAACCTGGTCAGGCCCATCAAAAAGAATCGGATGTACGTAAAACCAATAAAAATAATTGATCCAGACTGCATATCCCACGGCTTGTTGCCACCAGGGTAAGTCAAATATTGTCATACAATCCTTTTTGGTGGACCTGGAGGGAATCGAACCCTCGTCCAACACGCCTTCGATCCGAAGGGATTACAACCATCAAAGTTCTTCTACTGTTACCGCATCCATTTTAGTCTCAAAGAACTGACGGAACCGGTGAACCAGGTCATACTGAGCTTGCAGTGCACTCACTTCTGCCAAGAATGCTTGACGTGCGGTTTCGTATGCCAAGGCAAAGTTAACAATGACTTCATCGTTAGCTTCTGTTACATCAATACCACTCAGTTTACTGGTTGGTTCTTGAACCACCAATACTGTGCGGTTACTAATCTTGCCCTTCAAATCTTCGTATACAAATGTCTTCAGTTTCATGGTTGTCTACCGTTAAAGAACAACTATTATAGTAGAAATAGCACCTCTTGTCGAGTGAGAAATTTAATTGCTTTTTTCCAGGTTCGTAACCAGTGCTTGACGGAAACGCTCGCCTTTACTGGGAATAATACAAGCAGGCAGTATTAGTGGGGCCACCAACACACTCAACACAAAAAATGAGGTCAAGGTTAACTTTGAATAACGTACCACACTGAGTTCCTGGTGAGTAATTTTTAGTTGTGTAATAACAGGCCAAAACAGTTCATACACTGCCACCAAACCTGTGGTGATGGCACACAACACATAAAAAGACAGTCCTGTCATTGATACCACCGTGCCCGTGTTCCCAAGTTAAACATTGTCTTTTCATTTGTGGGTTGTGCCTTGAACTCGGCGTTAGGACCCTTGGTCATCAGTGCTGGACCACTCAACTTTTCATTCTTAGAAAACATATTCATGTCTACTTTTCCACAAAACATCATGAATAACCTGGCCTGGTTGATCATGCTCTTTGACCAGAAAGGTGTTGTAGGAGTCTTGCGACGATAGTGAATATTACCCAGGGCTTTCAAAATCTGTTCGTTATTGGGTTGGGTTGTCAACAGCTTCTTCAATCGACGAGTACGATTGCGTTCCCAAGTTTTGTTTGCCTTGTAACTATTAGCCTGGCCTACTTTGCTAGCGCCACCACCTTTATTTGCCATAATTTGATTTTACTTTAAAAAGAGTTTTGTTGTCTTCTGTTGTTTCTGTGACTGTTACCAATCCTAAATCTTCCAGTTCTGCAATACAAGCAATTGCTTCGTCTGTGGTTTCACAGACCACACCACCGTAGGTTAATAGGGTGGTAAAAGTCTGCAATACTTCTAGGGTCAAGTAGTCGCTGTCATCTTCAAATAGTTCTAGTACCTTGATTAATGGATTGAACTCACTGTTGCTGAATTTCATTGTTCAATACATCTTTCAATGCTGGAAACTGTGTTAGTAACACATCCAAGCACTTTTGGGCTACATCGCGGTGTTCCTTTTGTGTAGCCATGTCTGTTCGTAGCAAACAGTAGTGAATCCAACTACGAACACTTCCAGCCATGTATAATCGACTCTGTGTCAGGCCTTCTGGCAATACTGCTCTAGCCTGTTCTTTGGCAATGCCATTTGTCAATGCCCAAGTATAGGCTCGCTTTACTGTTCGAAGTACGTCTTGCTGTTGTGCTTCCCATACTTTTCGTAGTTCTCGATCATCAGTCTCCAAACTTGCTTGACGATTCTTTTCGTCCTGCATTCGTGCTTCACGAATATCAAAGCCCAAGTCATCTGCTCTAGCATAACGCTGGCTAAACTCTTGAAAGCTAAAGCTGCGATGACGTAGGATCTGGCGAGCAATGTCACGAGTGGTATTGATCTCCACCACCATGTGAGCCATTTCAAATGGACTCCAGTGTTGATGTTTCACCAAGTACTTCAATAGCTTTGGAGCAGTTTCTGTGTTAAGCTGGTTGTTGGGATTGCTTACTCTGGCAATATAGGCCAACATGTCATTGACAGTTGGGACTTCTGGGATCTTACTCTCTGTGACCCCTACCAATTTTACACTATTCAACGGCTGCCCTTTTCAAAGAAATCAATGACTTGATCTACTTCATTCATTACACGCTCACGAACCTGATCACATTCTTTAAGCATGCCATGCATCTTTTTAGCTGCAAACAAAGCCATATCTGCTTCATGGGCATTTTCTAGTGCAATGGGAAAATGCCGTCCGCAGGTATCATAGAAACAGATCTGATCCTCATCAATCACAGCGCTATACCAGTAGTGCTTACCATTGTGTTGAAATGTGTCACTGGGATCAACGTTGTCAAACTCTTCAAAATCTACAACACCAAAATATAGTTCCATTATTTTCTCTCGTGGTTAAAATTAAAAGCGAAAAAAGCCACAGCAAGTTCTGCTGTGGCTTGTGTTGGTGGGGGATGAGGGACTCGAACCCACAAACCGAAGTGCTTCTGTTTAAGAGAAGTGTGTTTGCCAATTTCACCAATCCCCCATAATATCAAATGAGTTCCCTTTTAGGACATTGTCCTTAGCGGGTAGATACTGCAAATTATTCAGGGTATGTAATCCAGAAACATTTGCGCCCTGTAGCGGTATTATGTGGTCTACATGATACCCTTCTGGGCAGTTATCGTAAAACTCAGCTATCTTAGTTTTTTCTTGGGCGTGCCAGCTAGGTATTCTCAGTTTTCTGGCTTGATATAGCGAAGCATTATCAAAAGATCTACAGTACCTGCATTTATGGTATTTACCATCAGGTGTGGATTTATCATTACCAAATTTTGAGTACGGCTTTATCTCTGTACAAGTATGGCACTGTTTATACTCTATTGAATTTAGTAGTATATACTTCCAGGTTTCATTTCCGCCGTTCAATTTGCCAAATATTGGTCTTAGTTGTTTAACAATACTTCTGTTTACTGTTTGTTCACCTATACCTAACAGCTCAGACACCTCTACAGTAGAATCTGAATGTATTAGGACATTTATAAAAGACTTAGTGGTTATTTCCGGAGAATTACCGTGTTTTTTCTTCCAGATAAACGGTAAATTGTTTTTTGCTATTATTAATTCTGCTATTGTCATTAGTGTCTCCCAAAATTATATTATATAACATGGGAAATAAAATGTCAATCTAAAATTTTATGTACCACAGGGGCGTACATCATGCAATGATATCGTGGTAAAACATGGCTAATAGATTGCCTACAATGGTATCATCGTGTCCTTGACGAACAGGAACCATTACAGTGTTGCCATTGACAAAACGTTCTACGGCCAGTTCAACGCCAATCTTCTTGTTGAAGCTGTCTTTTGGTGAACAATAGGCTAGGGCAACCTCTACCATTCTAGTATTACGCCAGTTGCTACATTTACGGTAGGCAATGGTAACACCACCACGATTGTCATGACGATTATAACCATGACAAATTCGGATATCAAAGTCACTCATGTCGTCTTGAACAGTGTTGGTTTTCATTGCATAAGGTTGTGTTTTAGTGGGGAACGGCCAGGCATCTTTTGGAAAGTTGACTGGGTTAGTAGTATTAGTGTAGTGAGGTTTTCTCATATTATTTCATCCAAGCTGCTTGGATTTGTTCATAGACCTGTTCAAAAAGTTCAAGAGTACAACCAGTACTGCTCATAACAAAGTTTCGTAGGCCTTCGCCTACCAAGTTTAGGTCTAGTGCAGTCAAGATTGTTTTGAAAACAAAGTACTCTTTATCCATATATTATAATCCAAACAGTTGGGTAGTTCAAGTCAATAATTGTTGGAGCGGGCAGGGAGAGTCGAACTCCGCGATCTTCAGCTTGGAAGGCTGCTGGTGGCCCCTTCACCTGTCTGCCCGCATTAAACCTCTACAACTACAACAAACCCATATCTATCAAATCCCCAGACTAGGTAGCCTAGGGGCATGTCGTCAAATAATTGTAGAAATTCCATGTCAATCAAATGTTACTTCGACATACTCTTCTTTTGCACAGCCACACTCAGGGCAGTTCCAGTACTTGGAAAGATTTTCCCAAGGACCGTCGATCTCCTCATCGTGTTGATGCTCACAGATGGAACACTGATAGACCTTGTTACTCATATTACTTGCTGGCAGGCTTAGCAGGAGCACTAGCAGGCTTAGCAGGAGCTGAAGCTGCCTTCTTAGGGGCTGAAGCAGCCTTTGCAGGGGCAGGAGCTGCAGCTCCTGCTAAGCCGGCTAGGGATAGGATAAACTTCTTCATAAAATTACCTTTGGTAAAAATGCGGAATACCCGCGGTGACAAAACTGGCAGTGAGTGTGGGATTCGAACCCACGGATCCAGTTTCCTGAATCTCTTTCTTAGCAGGAAAGTGATATAAGCCTCTCATCCAACTCACTATGGCTCCTCGACGTGGGATCGAACCACGGACCCAACGGTTAACAGCCGTTTGCTCTACCTCTGAGCTATCAAGGAAAAGTATTCTTTGAACGCCTTTGAGCAGCGTTCTTCTTCGTCCAAGTATACAGGCTCCCAGCTTTGACCATAAAGACATTCCCAGCTAGAGCCATTTTCATTAGTGGCATAAACTGTACCGTCTTCTGTTTCAAGCTCTATCCTGGTATACTTTAGGTGTTCTATAAATTTCATGTATGGTCGACTATTTCGATACCAGATGCTTTAATAGCACTGTTGCATACTACACAAGGCCGAGCCAAGGCCGGGGAACCGTCTTCCAAGAATCGGAATATCTTCATGCTGTGTGCCTTTGTCAAGTCACGGCATAATGATATAGCATGAATCTCCGCGTGAAGAAACACTTTATTCGGTTCCCCGGCCCGTTTAGCGTGGGCTGCTTGAAGTGGGTGAGTTTTAACGTAAGAGTTCTTACCCACACTCATCACTCTACCACGCTTGTCATAAATTATGGCTGTGATCTGGTATCGTTTCGTCATTTATATATTATAACTCTTGACGCCTTTGGTTTCAAGAGTCTTTTTACAATCGTCACAAGGCGACAGTTCTTTTTTAGCCTTGTCACCTTCGCGAGCATGAATTGCTCGTTCAGCTGCTTCACAGCTGGAGAGCGTGTCAAACTGACAGCGCCCACGTTCTCCGTATTTATACTTTCCGTTACTACACTTATAGCATGGCATTTTGTTCTCCTTATAGTCTGCCACGGTAAAAATCGTGAACAGCCTGTTCAGGGTCTTCTACTCCAACTTGAGTTGCAAAAGCCTTCAAGGTGTCACGCTCATGTTCACCATCAAAGATAGAATTGTGGAGTGCTAAATAGCCAGCCATTTGTGCTTGTGCATAGCTTTCAGGGCCAAAGTCAAATACCTGGTATAGTACGTATCTGTAGCTGCCCTTATCTACAATATCGCCCTTGTGAATGCGACGCACGACCGCACAAAACACTTTTAGCTGGTCTTCTTTACTCAATGAATTCCAATAGGCCTCTTGTTCAGTCTTGAGCTCTTCCATGGCTTCGTTAAAATAGTCACTGATTTCGTTCAACTTATCTGCTGTTTCTTTATCCACAATACTTCCTTGTTTGGTAGGCTGTGTTGGGCTCGAACCAACGACTAACCGATTATGAGTCGGCTACTCTGACCAACTGAGTTAACAGCCCGATATGGTAGGTCTGGAGGGACTCGAACCCCCAACGGCGGCTTATCTGGCCGCTGCTTGACGAGGTATAAGCTCGTTTCTTTACCATTAAGCTACAGACCCAT